GCTCAGGCAGAGCATCTCGCGGGAACTGAAGGTGAGTTCAATCCGAGGGGCTTTGGTGGTTGGCGTTCCTCAGTTCAGGCTGCCCTGGGCTCGGGTTCTCGCATGTTTGACAAGTCAGGTCAGATCAATGCGAACGACAATCGTGATGCTCTTACTCAGATCGCACACCTTCTGCAGAACGTGACGAAGACCGCCGGAGCGCGTGAATTCTTCCGTACTGCAGAATCCACTATGGACAAGCAGGCACGCATGCAGGTTCTTGCTGCGGCGATGCAGGACCCAACCGGCGAAGGCTTTGCTATCGTTGGACAGGAACTGCTTCTTCCAATCAAGGACATCGTCGACTATGAAGGCTGGGCCCGCAAGGTCTACCGCACTAGGCCACTAGCACAGGGTGAACTCTTCCGCATTGCGAAAGACGTCCGTGCTTCGGCTTGGGTCGTTGGACAAGATGGTCAGTCCCTCGAGTCGCGCCTCTACGGCAAGTACATCCAACCGAGCGAGTTCAAGGTCACTTCGTTTCCCACCGTGGATATCGAAGAGATCTATCAGATGAACTACGATGTTCTGGATCGCGCCCAGGACACGGCCAGGCAGGAAATCGAGCTGAACGAGGACAAGCGTGGTCTGGCTCTTCTCGATCGTGCTGCTCAGACTGTGAACAGTGTTACGCTGTTTGCAACTCTTGGAATCGCAGCGTTTGAAGACGTTCGGTTCCAGGTTGAGCAACACCGTCTGATCGTGGAGAAGTTCCTTATCGCCCGTGCTGAACTGTCCGACATCGTTAAGACGATGTCTACGGCAGTCGACCCGGTCACCGAAAGGGAGCTGATCCTCGCAGGTTACATCGGGAACGTCCTGAATGCGCAGATCATTACGACCGCAGGTACTGGTGTTGAAGAAGTCGTTATTGCTGGATCGTTCTATGCAGTGACGGGTTCTGAGTACTTGGGCGAAATGGGAATCCGTATCGAGCTCTTCTCCGAGCCCTTCAACAAGTACGCTCAGGCAGAACTTGTTAAAGGTTGGGCTTTTGGGGAACTCATAGGGTTCGGTATACCAAATGCTAGAAGTGTTGCTAAGGGTCAGAAATAACTGAGTTCTTTCACTTAGTTCACAGTTTCTCGACTCTTTAGATGAAGGGTTGAGTGTTTACAACCGAAGCTCTCTGGTATAATTAGAGAGATAGGAAAGTGAACACTCAACTCTCTCATCACGTTTAGGAGTCGAATATGCCGTGGCCCAAAGGTAAACCGTATCCCGAGTTTGCGAAAGCCAAGATTCGAACTAGTCTCTCAGGTTAACCATTCCTCCTTTCTAAACCAAAGGCTAACCGAGGTACAGAGTGTTTAGCTATCTAGTATGCTGTGAAAACAATGCCTTAAGCTAATTTTGGCTGCTGAAGTGACTACCTTAGAGAAGGAACGAATACGCTCCTATCGGAGCCCTAATTCAATTGGTCAGAAACCAGCTCTCATAAAGCTGCACGTCTCGGTTCGAATCCGAGGAGCTCCACCAAGTCGACAAAGACTTTCGACTGGACTTCCATCATAATCAGAATTGTGAATTAGTTTCTCCAACCTCTAGAGGAATGGTTCCTCTAGGGAGGTGGGATCAATCCTAGACCGTAAGGTCTAAACCGATGTCTGGTGAAGTTCAGGTTCAAGACTCAAATGGTAAACTGCTCACACCAAGTAATCCAGCAAGAGCTAGGATATTGGTTCGTGAGCACGGAGCCATCTGGGTTACGAACGACCCACCAACAATAAGATTGACACGATCAGTCACCACATCGGAACGGAGAAGTAATATGTCGGTTAAGACGATTGTGAATTGGACTGAGTTCTTCCGTGAAGAGAAGGACATCTTTGTACAGAATGTGGCTAACGCTCAGATCTCGCTTTCATTCGAGACTTCGCCAGGTCACACCCAAGGGTTTCTAGTTCCTCATACTAGGGATCCATTCAACCTGACTCAACACATTCCGTTTGACGCTATCAAAAAGAGCGCTGACTTTCGTCGGATGCTTAATAGGCGTCCTCCTGCTCTCTTGATTCTCGAAGAGAACGAGTATCGAGAGTACTACACTCGTAAGGCTGGTCCTGGTTCGTCTCCTGAGCAGGCTATGGATGCTGCAGAGATGCGCCGACAAGCCATTCAGAACAAGACCGCGATTAGAGATGTTCCAAAGCCAGAGCCTATTCATACTGTAACACAGGATGGGAAGCGACTAGGTGAACACAAGGTTGTCACTTCGAATACTCAGGGCTCTGAGGACGAAGTGATTCATCCGAAGGTTCTGCATCTTTGTCATCAGGTGAATAACAACGCTATCCCTGATGACAACCAGAAGATGAAGGCAATGGATCTTTTGGAAAATCTCCAAACTCTCGAAGCTGAGTTGAAACTCGATGATTTCGAGTATATCCGTGCTCATGGGTATTGGAAAACTGTGAAAAACTGGGCAAAGCAGAAGACCGCAGCTATCGCCTCTGAGGATGGAGAAGGTGCTGACGATCTTACCGAAAGCGCATCCGCTCCCGCGTGATTCGGTTTGATAATGGCGTCTGGGAGCTTTCTTCTCTCAGACGCCATTTTTGTGTTTGATAAACCAAGGGCTAACCAAGGTTCGGGAGTGCTAGTATACTAGATAGCTAGGGATTACTGGGAGAGAACGTATGTTTATCGTAGAACGCCGGTATTTGCTTCAGATGACAGCTACCACAGATGGTGGTGACGTTATCCTAGTTCCCTGGACATCTGAGGAGCCAGTTCAGAACCTCTCCTGCTGGATCTACTCTCCTGATCAGGGATCTGAATGTCCTCAACAGGGAGGATTAGCTACTGGTACTACTCCAACCAATCTTGGTGGAGGTAATGCCCAGATCTTTAGAGGGGGAGTAGGACTTGGTACAGCAACCACTTTCCCATCCGCTCCGAGTCTCTGTCTACCTGCTGATATCATTACAGTAGGTTCAGATACGACGTTTGAGACATTGGAACCTCAGACATCGGAGAGTGGGGGAACTCTAGGTAGACTACAAGGAATCTACTCGTACAATGGTACGAAGTTGGTTTATGACAATAGTAGTCAAGCGTTCAAGACTACTAGAATTGCTCCATTCAGCACTTACGTCAAAGTGGTGAACTTGGATTCAACACCTAAGAGTGTAATTGTTCACTGGATTGGTCTTGCGTGGCGGAACACCTAGGAGTAGACATGAAATTCATCAAGCGTTTCGTTTTTAGTTCCATGATGATGTTCTGCATTTTCATGAGTCTTTCGGCTTTTGCTCAGAACATTGTTCCGTCTCAGGCTCCTACTAGCCTAAATCCAACTGCAGTTGTAGCAGTTCTAGCTACCCTGGTTGGTGTTATCAATGCTCTGGTTCAAAACGGTAAGCTTTTCAATACTTGGGCAGTTGGTGCTCAGTATATGCCAGTCATTACTCTTGTGGGGACGTTTCTGGGTGGGGTTGTGTCCTATTTGAAGCAGCAGGATACTCTGGTATTCAATTCTTCAACAATTCTCTACGCTTTTCTTCAGGGAATTTTGATGCTCGTGGTACCAATTGTTCCATCGGCTGTTGCTATGAAAATGGGCGGGGTTATGAACAAGAAGCATCTTACTACTCTCAACCCAACGGCAGAAACCTCGAAATAATCCCTAACTAGAGGAGTCTCGTGAGCGCTGAACTTGCAGCCCTTTTGGTATCAATAGCTGGTTTTGTGGCTGTCACAGCAATCGGCATTATCGGTTATTTTCTCAAACGTACAGTTGATTCAAACGACACTAGAATCAAAGCCCTAGAGGATAGTCAAACCGAGGATCTCAAGGAATTTCAAAAGAAGATCGATCGGATCAGATCAGATTTCGAAGGAAAGATCGAGAGGTTTCAAGAGCGAATTGGTGCAAAGTTCGACAAGGCTACCGAGGATTACTCCAGAACCAGATCTGCTTCATATCACGACATCGACTCAGGAGACGAAAAGCTTCGCCAAGATCTATCCAACTTTAGGGATCGGATAGAATCTAAGATTAGCTCTTTGGAGCGTGAGTTTCTTGAGTTTAAGGGTAATATGAAGGCTTCTTTCGTTTCTCGTGAGGATTTCATCCGAGAGAGTACCTTACTCGAGACTCGTATTGTAGCAACCCGTAGAACCCTTGAAGGACTTGATGAGGTTCTGAAAGGGTATGTGGAGAGATAATGGTTATGGCCGTAATTGTTTCGGGGAAGGAATGCGCAAATTGCGAACATTACATACCAAGCAAGGTGGATCGCCATGTAGGTGTTTGCGAAAAATCTAGAACAGTTATTTCAGCAAAATCGACTTGTACTTCTTTCACATCCAAGGTCCGACTAAAACTTGTCCCACCACCAGAAGTGAAAGATGATTTTGATCCTAGTCATCCTTATCAAAGAGAGTTAGATCTTTGGGATGAAGTAGACGAGGTAGTTCAACGTATCTCGAGGAAACTGAAAAACCTTCATGGCTAAATGGAGATCACTACCTGTTGCGAGTACTACCCAGCAAGGGGTAGTACAGGCTGGCCACGGCATCCAAGTGCCTTCTACGGGGACCTTTGCACAAGCTGTAGCTACTGCCCAACTTTGGGTTGATCCTAATGGTAATGACACTACTGGGGATGGGTCTTTTGGGAATCCCTGGTTAACTTTATCTCACACGTTTACATACATTGTAGCCAACCCACTTTCGAATGGTTACATTGTCCATCTACCACCTGGGAGTTGGGAAGAGGCTGTTCCATTACCACCTAGTGGTACAGTACTGAAAGGTAGTGACGTTGCTCAATCGTCTCTCGCAGGGGTCTCTGATGTACCTCTCGTGTGGACTCAATCCGTAGGTGATGTTCGAGCTTTGACGTTTCGAGACCTTGTTTTGTCCGCAGATATTACAGGTGGAAATGCAAGTGGCTCGTCTCTTGCTCTAACCTTCCAGAGGTGTTCTCTCAGTACTTCGGAATTAACGAATGTTGGTTCTGTACTAATTGATGATTGTAACCCACTTCCAACTTTCACCAATTGTGGTTCAGTTACGATCCAGAACTGTGCTGGTTATGCCGCAGGTCTAAATCTCGCCTATGACCCACTAACTGCTACCAATGGTTCTTTCTCTCCAGGTCTCCTACTCCTCGGTGGTCAGTGGGGTACAGTTAGTTACACTGTAACTGAATCGGGGGCTAACCTAGAGATCATTGGTGCTAGAGCCCAGAATGTACAGGGTACGGGGCCTGCTACAATTCAGTGTAGGAATACGCGAGTATTGGGTCAGCTGAATGCAGGAGTAGGGTGTGTCATCGAATATGATATGCCTTCCGTAAACAACACTCCAACGTTTGCTGGATCTGGTTCTTTCAAGATGGCTGAGTACATCATCTTGAAGACTATTTCTCCTGGATTTACAGCTGGACCAGTTACAGTTCCGATACCTACCGATGCGTTTGGTGGTAACCTTACAGATGTTATTGGATCGTCTGATCTTCCAGGAACGATTGTAACTTATGTGAGTAACACGACCACTACTCTAACCGTATTTGTTGACCCGGGGACGAGTCCTACCTCGTCCGCACTACACCTCGTTCTATTGGTGAAACCGTGAGTTATACACTCGTTCCAGTTGGTTCAAACGTTCTTTTTCGGTTTCTATTGGTCAGTCAGATAGGAACGGGACTAACTGGACAGACTCCTGTAGTGGCGATTAAGCGTCGTGCAGATAGTATGTACTGGAATGGAACCGAATGGCAATCAGGGTATATCACCTTGTCCATGACCCAGGAAGATAGCGTTAATCTTCCCGGCTCTTATGTGTATGGGTTCAACCAAGCAACTGCGGATAGTAGTAACCCAAATGAGTACTTGGTCCGTTACATTAACGCAGCAGCTCTTCCCAATACTGCTCTAGACGAAGAACAGTGGTTGTTTTCAATCTTTGTTCAGTCGATTAGTCCATCGATTGATGTGGGTCATGCCATGAGTGATGATGGTGAGACCTTTACAGCCATCACATGGATTGAAGTTGGAGGGCTACGAGTTACTGACTACACCACGATGTCTGCTCAGATCAAAGACGATCAGGGAAATGTAGTGCAGAATCTTGGTACAACGAGCTCTCAAACTGCCGATGGTGTCTTTACGTTCTCGTGTCCAGTTGCTGCGGTTTCTCGAAATACTCCTTACATTCTAGCGATACAGGCCATTATTGGAATTACGACTCAAAACTTCAATAAAGGGTTTGTTCGAGTTTGACGTAAGTCAATAGAAAACTTCGAAGCATACTAGTTAGCTAGAACGATTGGACCAAGGTTAGGCTCTGATTACATAGGAGTAATCCTAAGGTACAACCAATGATCGTAAGTAGAACCAACTCTTGGACCGTACTTCGTACAGTTCCGGCAAATTTCCAAATGATTGGTGACCTTAACGCCAGATACGTTCAGGCTAGGATTACTGCTCCTGATTCTGAGTGTGTTCCTCAGGTCATCTCTCCGCCTCATAAAGAGTGTGCTACTGCTCCAGACTGTTCTCCCGATAATCCAGTTAGGACGGTCTGATGACTCTACAATCCTTACCAGTCATTCAGCTAGATCCGGTAATCATCCGAAGAAATGCTGTCCAGAGAGTCTCTATCTCCTTAGTTGACTGCGAAGACAACCCTGTAGACGCCTCTGCATTGACTCTGAGGGTGTTGGATCCTTCGGATTGTCCAATCTATTGCGAAGATTTCTTTGCTCAGATGTATCTACCATTTGTTCATAGAGTGGTAAAGGTATCTGGAGCAATTGGTCAATTTTTTATTGATTGGGGCAATACTCAGACTCCTCCGATTGTTCTTGGTGTAGGTGGTTCGTATCCTACTGGATTCGCAGGAGGAGAGACCCTTCTCATCCAGATTGATAACCAAGTCATTTCAACTGTTTTTCAGTCCACTGATCAGACTCTAACACAAGTTGTTGCTAGGATTAATTCTTTTTGGGGTCCGATTTGGGGTACTGGTATTGCGTCTATCAACGGTAACCAGATTCAGATCCAAGGGCATCGACCAGGACCTGGCGGTCGCCTAGTTCTACCTACTCCAGGCACTAGTCCTACGGTTGCAACTACTCTAGGTCTTACGGTTCCTACCATTCTTTATGGAACCCAGAGAATTGGGGAGTCAGACTGTACGAACTGTTTGCTCTTTGAGTGGACTGCTACTGATGCAACTCATCCTTCTGAACTGACACAAGTTCTTCAGACTGTATATGTTCTTCCTGGTGGTCTATGGAGGATGCTACCTCAATTGAGGTTGGAGATCGACAAGGCTGTAAAGCTAGTGAGCAAACCAGATGGTATGTTCCTAGGTTATACCGATGCGATGCTCTTCCAGTATCTTTTGGGAGGTCTACAGTCTATTAACGCCTATCAACCATCAATCTTCTTCACACCGGACAATTTTCCATACCAACAGTTCGGAAGTACTTTAGTAGAAGCAGCTCTTCTATGGGGAGTAACGTCCCAGACTCTCTTTGCAGTTGATTCCGATGTTCCGTCGTACTCTGATCAAGGTCAGTCTTTCGTTATCAATCATCAAGCTCCTTTGGCTGCGTATTTGAATAATCTGGCTGCTAGGTTGGATAGAAATATTCCCTTGTTCAAGCTCCACTTTGTAAACACCGGAACTGTACTGACGGAGATGGGACCAAGCTTTAGACTCAACATGCTTCTAGATGCTGCTCCATCTGGAGCATTGTTCCGCAACGTATACTTCAAATCCTAACTCCGAGGTACCATGAGTTACCTATTGCCATTGAAATTGAAAGTTCGAGCCGTTCGACAAAGCAAGGAAATCATTGAATTGGAGTGTGAGGTTCGAGACGCTGAAGACCAAAGTGTTCAATCTCTTCCAGTCAGTGTGGGTCCTAAAAGTAGTGCAGCAAACATCTGTGCTATTCTTCAGGGGTATGTTGACACTATTGCTAAATCCCTACATGCCCAAGGGAAAGCAAAAGTCGGAGAAGTCGGAGATCAGGAAACCGCAATTGAGAAACTTGTCGGACAGGAGTTTCTTGGGAGTATGGCACAATGAGCTCGCTATTGGTTGATTCTCATGGTAAGACTCTGGCTCCGATTAAGGTCGAACTTAAGTCCGTACCTCAAATTGTAATTGGGATCCGTCGTAAAGGGAGACAATACGTTTCTCGAATTGACCTGACGGATACAATGAAGGGATTCGTCTCTGAAAGTCGAAACCGACGCCTCAGTAAGATGAGCAAGAAGAGTCAGAACCCGGAGCTAGCTAGAATGCTAGGAGTCTGTGGTATGGCTGCTCGTTTATTTGATCATGGACGAGACGCATTTAACACGAAGCTGATTAGTTGGACTGGTGATACCCAGAAGGCTCTTTTGCTTGATACCACTGCCTCAGGTACCTGGCTAAAGGAGATCACTGCAGCTACCAACGCCTCACCAGTTGTTTACACTAGTGCGTCTCACGGATTCTCCAATACTGATGTCCTTGTTGTTGGTGGAATTGGTGGAAATCTATCGGCTAACCAAACTGGTCTAGCAGCCTCTGTTGCGACCAACACATTTGATCTCACAACCCTCGAAGGTCAGACTGTAGCTGGTAGTGCAGCCTATACTGCTGGAGGGTATGCTGTTGACTTGACGCAGGCAACGTTCGTTGCTGACATTCTAGGTAATCGTGTTGGAACCGATCCAACAATCTCTGGTACCTCGTCTTCTAAGGGAATTGCTAACGCAACTTCTCCTATTACGTGGTCCACGGTTCCTTCTGGTAACGCCGCCCAGGCTGTCCTATTCTATGACGCTGCTGGTGGAACCGATGCATCCAATCGACTCATCGGGTGGCAAGACGGTAAGATTCGAGTTGTTACTGTAGGTGATACCCCGTCTTCTTCAACGACGATGAAGGTTCAACCTATTCGGGCTCAGCTCTGGGATGGGTCTACTGGTTCTGCTCCAGTGCTCTGGTTTAGCAATGGATATTCTGTTACTCTCAATGCTGCGGCAGTCCAGGGTGCAGATTCTTTAACGGTAACCTCTACAGGTCATGACATTCCAGATCTGTCGACTGCTGAAGGTACTGACTTCGGTGGTGGTTTGCCGTTTACACCATCAGGAGGAAACTTCTCGTTTAACATCGGGACGATTTACTTCCCGAATACGCCAACCGGAATTTACGTACTGTAAGGAGAAGGTTCATGCTTGAAGTTCTACAGGGTAGGGCACGCCGATTCATTCAGAAGGCTCTCGGTCCGATTGATTTTCGTCAGACAGGACTCGAAAGTGTAGCGATTGCCCAAGTTGAAGGTGAGGGTGACGAGGCTACTCGAGCTGGCATTCGTTTCCACATGAGTGCAACGCTTGCTACAGGTCAGGCTGTTGTGCAAGCATTTCCAACTACGACTGCTGCGTGGCTTCTTTACAACCCAACCAATAACCCAATCACAGCTTTTATTGATGTGCTTGGTGCCTTAGCAGTAAGCGGTACACCCGCCGCCACATATGAACCAATTTTACTTGGTTGTATTGTTCCAGCAGGGAATATTCCGACAACCATTCCTACTCTTACCGCAAACGTACAGATCAATAACGCTAACCCTATAAGTGCAAAGAAGTCGAGCATCGTTGTTGCTTCGGCTCAGACACTTCAGGCTACGGCTGGAGCTAACTCTTGGTTTCCGATTACTTATGGTACAAATGGTGTCTTAAGTGCTACTGCGTCGGTTCCACAAAATTGTGTCGAGTCTCGAGATATTCGAGGTAAATTTTGTGTACCACCTGGAGGAGCGTTGGGACTTTCTGTAATTGCTCCAGCAGGAACTACCACCCTCTATGCACCGTATGCTTCGTGGCGTGAATATGCTGCAGATATGGAGTAATCATGAAAATCACTGTTACTGCCGATCAATTGGATTCTGCCCTTAATGAAGTACCTTCTGAGGTTGGTCTTTACGTATTGGATTCTACTTCTACGTACATTACGGATCTCATGGTGTTAGGGAGTGGAGCTGATAACCTATGGTATCACTTGCTTGACAATTACCCTCTAACCACTTACGAGGCTCATGACATTACGTCTTTTCAAGTGACTGATATTGGTGACTAAGATCAGATGGCCTCTACACCTGGTGATGGGTCAGCTACATCCGGAGGATCCGGTGACGTAATTGTTACCGAAGACACCCAGTTTGATACTGGGTCGGGTCCTCCTAACGCTTTGGTTGGATCTGTTGGTACTGCTGGTGGAGCTGGAACTGCTGGTTCTACTCCTAAAACAGCCGACGGTAAGATCTTAGTTGGAGATTTTGGTCAATATCGGGGACCAGCAGGACCTGGTAATGAACTTCACATCAGAGCCAATCGACTTACTCTCGCAATCGAGAGATGGAACTTTCGAATTGTTCAAGGACTTGAAGGGATCATCAAACAACTTCGGAGAGAAGTTTATGTTCGACCTAAACAGGGAGCTTCAGTCTCGGTACGTTCTGTTGTAGGAGTTAACTCGAGTACAAAACTCCTCGATAGGGTTGTTGGTCGTCTTGGTGTTTCTCTTTACAACGACACAACCTGTACAGGGAATCTCTACGTTCGATTTGGAGAGGCAGCTGCTGGTAATACAGCAGGACTTTACTCCGTTCGCCTACCTCCAGGAGCCTACTATGAGGTTCCAGCATGGGCCCTAGAACAGCCTGCACAGGGTTTTTGGGATAGTATTGTAACTCCAGGTTTCGTTGAAATAACTGAGAGTGCATAATGCCTTTGTTTCCTGCACAACCTCAACAGATTCAGTATACGTTCCCTAGTGCTGGAGGTAATTGGCGGTGTCCTCCCGATGTTACTAGTATTGAAGCTACCGGTTTTGGTGGTGGTGGGGCTGGTGGAGGAGGAGCGACTACTGGAGGTGGAGGAGGAGGTGGAGGTTCAGTTGAGTCTTCAATTGTAATTGCGGTATCTCCAGGCGTTCTCTATGCTGGAACGCCTGGAGCTGGTGGTGCTAGCGTAGCTGCAGCAACCAATGGTAACGTGGGGGTTGACACTACATTTGGAAGTGGTGTTCTTTCTCCTGTTCCAACATGGAGTGGAGCTTCTGGTGGTCAAGCTGGAGGAGCTACGGCAGCTGGTGGTCAATCGTTTAAGACAACCGGTGGAGGAAACGCCTATACAGGTACTTCTGCAGGGACAGGAGCAGCTGGATCTGGTGGCTATCAGAATGCTCCAGCTGTAGTTGGTAGTCGAAATGAAGTTGGTGGTTTTGATGGTGGAGCTGCTGGAGCCACTAGCACAGGAACTGGAGGAGGAGGTGGTGGAGCTGGACCTACTGGAGTAGGAGGAGCTGGAGCTTCAGGAAGTGCCACAACTGGTTCTAACGGAACTGGAGCAACCACAGGAACTGGAGGGGGAGGTGGAGGGGGAGGAGGGGGTGCTACTGCTGGAGGTACTGGTGGAGCAGGAGGTTCAGGTGCACTGGTAATCCAATATGTCAGTGTCTTTCCAGTAGTGACGAGCTAATTGTGGCTTATAGTCAACAAAATCTCGCTCATTTTGTACAGATATGCACAACAGAAACAACTTCGGTTGCTAGTCCTCTAAACACCAACGCCTTCACTAATAGTAACACGAAGGGCAACACTATAGTTGCCCTTTTGATGAACAGAGGAAGTATACTAGCCTTTAAGACTCCAACTGACCACTTAGGGAACAAGTACAACCCTATTCCTACGGCGACTGGTCTTTCGAGGATAGGTTCTGGTATTCAAATCTCTGCTTTCGTAGCTTGGAATATAGTTGCTGGAAGCGGAAACTTTCTTTCTGTTAGTTGGACCGGTGCAAGTGGAAGCTTTCTTGGTTTCTATCTGTTTGAAGTATCTGGTGTTACCGCTGTGGCACCCTCTAATACTAATGCTAATACGAGCTCAACAGCCAATGCTGGCAATATTTGGATGCCAGCTCCTGGGATTATATTAGGGGGAACTATCAGTGCTAGCTCTGCTACTTCTCCCGGAACTGGTTACACATCCATACCGATAACGTCTGAGTTTAACACCATCATGGAGTACGGACTTTTTGGTGTAGGACTCCAACCAGCTACAATCAATCTTGGTTCTTCTGGTGTTTGGGGTATGAGTGCAGTTGGTCTTTACACTCCAATTTCAGTGCCAAAGTACTTCTAATGTTTGGTAGTCATGCCCTACTTCTCTGGTCGGGTAATACAGCTATCAATGTTGTAGCAAACCTACCAGGTATTGGTTCTGACGAAGTGTTTGCTGGAGCTTTGATGACCTACCAGACTCCTGCTTCTGCTGGCATAGGTAGTGAAGAAGTACTAGTAGAGGCTTCAACAACGTTTCTAACCAGCACTTCAGGCATTGACTCAAACGAAGTCCTGGGTGTAGATACCTCAGGATACAGTATTACTTTAACAGGAATCGATAGCTCCGAAGTTCTAGCCAAACAGTCTTCGACCTTTGGTTCTAGTATATCCGGTATCGACAGCACTGAGAGCATTGGAAAAGGGACAAGTACATTTGGTTCAACGATTTTTGGCATAGATAGTGGGGAAGCAATTGGAGCAGAGACGGGTAATAGAAGTTCGACGATCTCAGGTATAGACAGTTCTGAGGTTATCGGTAAAGGAACGAGTGCTCTTGGTTCCACTATTCCAGGTGTAGATAGTGCTGAGGCTATTAGCAAATCGACAACATCTTACAGCGGTATTGGAGCTGGAATAGACAGCTCAGAGGTTATCGGTAAAGGTACAACTTCCTACAGTGTGACTATTTCTGGTATAGACAGTTCTGAGACTATCGGAGCTGAAACTGCTGAACCATCTTTTACTATAACAGGAATTGACAGTTCAGAGGTAGTTGGTAAGGTTCAAGGCTCCCAATCTGTGAGTCTGTTTGGCATACCTAGCTCCGAAATCGTAGGCTCTGAAACAGGTACTCAATTCTCGCAACCTTCAGGAATTTCTAGCACAGAGATTATTGGTGAAGAAACAGGTGAGCCTAGTTTCACTCTGACAGGAATTGGTAGCGACGAAATCCTAGGTAAAGAGCAAGGTTCCCAGTCTGGAACAATATACGGTATTTCCAGTTCTGAGACGATTGGCTCAGAAACAGGTACTCTAGCTTCTAGTTCCGCAGGAATACCTAGTGCAGAGATCCTCGGACAAGAAACTGGAATTCAGACGAGTTTGGGATCTCCAGCAGGCATCGACAGCTCCGAAGTTCTAGCTAAAGTATCGACTACAATTGTCATTCAACCTTATGGTGTGGCTAGCGAAGAGGTTCTTGCACAGGCTTTAACATCCAGAGGTTCGTCACTCAAGGGTATTGACAGTTCTGAAGGGTTTAGTAAGTTTACATCAGGTAGTGCAACAGCAGCCACACCAGCTGGCATTGATAGTCCAGAAACGTTAGGTAAGGTAACCTCGTCTACCACAGTATCAGTATCAGGTATTTCTAGTGCAGAAGTTGTTGCAGAGGCTTCTTCCGTCATCGTAGCTAGTCAGTCTGGTATCTCGAGTTCTGAGTCTGTTGGTAAAGAGACCGCCTCTCAGAGCGGTAGGCTCTCAGGTATCTCCAGTGCTGAATCTGTCGGAGAAGAAACAAGTACGCAATTTGGAAACCTTTCTGGAATTTCTAGTTCTGAGGTAGTTGGACAAGAAACGATTGCCACGATTGGATCTCTGTCTGGTATCTCCAGCACAGAGATTATCAGTCCAACTCAAACCTATCAGAGTGGTCACCTTGCTGGAATTTCTAGTTCTGAGGTTGTCGGTTCAGTAACCTCTCTAGTAACTGTGACAGTTTCTGGTATTGATAGCGACGAAGTTCTATCTCGGTCTCTCACTACCTTTGGAGCTTCGTTCTACGGAATCGTTACTACAGAAGTTCTAGGAGAGTTCACTACTTCGTTTACGATTCCGATCATACCAGCACCGACTATACCGATTGAGAAAAGGTTTGTCCAGGGTAGATTTTACAAAGGAACGTCTGAAGACAAACCTTTTGCTTTTAGTCGATTTACCAAATCTAACTCGAGTGATAGTCCGGTAGTAACGATAAAGTTTGTGAAACCCAAGGGTCCGACTCAAAAGAAATAACCATGGCTAGTCAGAGAAGAGTGATACCAGCCTTTTGGGGTCGAGACCTTAGAACTCGCGTTAAAGAAGAATTCACACTAGAGAAAACTAGAGCCCTTCTCCAAGACCAACTCGGAGGAGGGGGACTTCGAGCTTATCTCTGGAAGAGTGTTTTTGATCCTAGGAACGCTGTTGAACCTTTAGTAGCTCCAGCAGGAACCATTAGATGCTCATGTGTTAAAGCAACAGGTCAATCTTCTGATCGGCGTTGCTTGAGTTGTCATGGTATTACGTTCATACCAGGCTATCAAAAGTTTGGCTATGAAACCATCTGGTTCGCAAGCATCTCGTCGAGTTTGACTTTGACGAATCTTGCTCTCAACCTAATCGTAAAGCCAAATCGTTTAGAGCTTGTTGGATCAGCCTTAACTGGAACAGCTGAAACACCTGATATCCAATATATTCGAGTTGATCCTCTAGGAATCTGGGAAGCCATTTCGAATTACATTACGCGAGACGCAGTTAATTCATCTGTAACAACTCAGTTTAGTACTAATGGTGGAGTTACGTGGGCTCCTCTATCATCGTTACCTCAAGCCAATCCTCAGACTGGCAGGATTAGGTTTATGGTAACGATTACGAGGACGTCCTCTTCCATACCATCGCCATCGTGGGAAATTCTTCGGGCTAGGTTCTCTACTATACCATTCCAGGGTAGATTTGGACCATGGATTCTAGTGCTAAAGACAGTTCCGGCGAATCGTAACCTCCAAGAGTTACGAGGGATCACTTTAGACGCTTCTCCAAATAACTTCTGGACAGCTCCATTGTCGTTCTTTGATACCTGCCTACCTGATCAGGGAGGAGTGGGAGGTCCTCTGGACAAGAGTCTTCTGATTATTGATCCAGCCTTTGTCCAATTCCTCGATGGTATACCTGAGTTGTTAGCTGCAGAACGTTGGTCGTGTACTAACCTTAGTTATTCCGATCCGTTTGGTTATCTAACACGCCAATTTTTTCAAGCACGTTTGCAGCAACAGGAGGAGTTTACTGGACTCGTCTTCTGATGCTTTCGAGACGTAACACGTTATCATTCATATCGTCGAAGCTATGGTCATGGTATCGATTAAGTTGGAGGCCAACTCCAAACTAAAGGGTGCTCCGAAGCCCGTTAGAGATCGCTACGTGCAGAATTGGCGAAATGTTTTCGCTATGAAGGCTCCACAGTTTATTTCGGAGCACATAGCAGCAACTCATCCTTTTCAAAGTAGAACTGGATGGGCTGCCACTAAGTGGAAAGGTGAAGTCGTAGGGGATAAGGTACGAATCACTAGTTTGGTTGCGTACACTTATTGGCTTAACAATGGTGTGCGTCCTCATCAGATGACATACCTTCTGAATGCTAAGGGTGCCATACCTATTGGAACCTCAGGTGGTACCATCTTCCGTAGACCCAGTGTAGCGTCTATGTTGAAAGGTGGTTGGAGACATCCGGGGAGACCAGCAACACACTTCTTCGAACAGTCTATCGAGAAACTGGCTAAGTTCATGGAAAAGAGTCATCCTGAGCTTATCATTCAGAATATGCATTACGGTACATAGATGCCGCTAGAAGACCTAACTCAGCGAATCAATGTACCTACAATACCACTTGACCCTAATGATCCTGCGCGCTTTAGTCAGCTGACGGAGACCGCAAAGGACGCATTTCAGGAGGAGCTCACCACATTTTTCAATCTTCAGGGTACCTACTTTCAGAATCGAAAACTTGAGATACCAACTATCCAGAAGTTTGAGCTAGGGTTCAATCCCGGAGCATCAGCAACTGAAACGGTTGCTCGAATCCTACTTCAGCATCCCGACATTCTGGAGAAACTTCCTCTAGTAGCGATTACCACTGCCGCTGCTCAGAATCTGAATCTTAGCATCGGTACCCAGTATGTTGATGCTACCCAGTTACCAGCTCGAGTCAAAAGCACTGTTACTACAGGTGGTCCGTTCTCCCTAGTAGACGGAGATCGAATTGCGTTTCAAACAACGCCAAATGGTAAACCACAGATCAGTACAGTTCTATTCAAGTCGCAGCTGTTCCAAGACATCACAAACGCTCAGCTAATCGAGGTAATTGCTGCTGCAAATGTCCAGATGCTGTATGCTACGGCTAAGTCTACCTCGTATAGTACTCCGACTCCTCTACTTAGATTCGATGCTATTGGTGTCTTAGCAAAGACGTACCCTAATAGCATCACTGTTCTTGGTCCACCATACAGTACAGTGAACGCTTTAACAGTGTTAGGTTTCACTCCAGGTCAGACTAGCAACAGTGCTAGTCTAGGTCCTTCGAATCGTTATCAGATCGCGGCTAATATGACGATTGGTATTGATCTAGGGACCGAGTCTGAAAATGAGCGTCGAGAGTTGACAGACCTGGTGAACTACTTTTTCACTCTAGAAGTTGATAAAAGACGAAAGACGTTCCTAGGTCGTTCGATTTTTGACGACGAGTTTCAGCAGATTCCATATCCTGGTTTGCCACCTCCAGCAGGTCTTCAAGAGAACTATCAAATCACTCTGCTTGACAAGCACAGCTGGTCAGGTGAAGCTGAACTTCCCCGACAGTCAGGTAGTGGTGAACAGCAAGACCTGATTTATATAAACAGGTTGAACGTTCCGATTACGATCATCGACTACGTCGATCGTCTTCTCCAGGCTCCGTATGGGTATGGAGATCAGAATAAGTATACTCAAGCAACCCAAGACTCTGATGGATTGCCTGCAGGCGATCATGCAGGGTTTGGAGAAACGTCGAGACAATGATCCCTAGTTCTCAGAAGCGTAAATCTTATCTGAGATCCGAGTGGTCTTAGACGAACGTAAACGCCAGTATTTTGGACCCTTGAATCTGAAGTTTGGGAACACGATGTTTCTCCTCACATGAAGCTTATTTGTAAGCCTGCAAATAAGTTCGATGAGAAGAATCAAATTTCTACCGAAGGCAATAGTGGAGCATTAGATGTCGTTTGACATATCAATTTACGTCGACCCCGGAGTGTACAGCCAAGAGGTTATCAACCCTAGCTCTTTAGCGCTGGGGCAACTTCCAACCCTACTGGCAGTTGTTGGTATCGCTCCTCGAGTAGCTGTAGTCTCTAATGAGGCTGTCATTCGAGGACAGGTGAACAACGAGGCTGTCACCTGGGCAGGTAGCAGTCCTCATACCTATACTACAACCAATGTCGCAACTCGGCGCCAAGCAGATACGACTCTGATTAAGACTACTGGCGGTCAGAATCAGACGATGCCGAACAATGCCTATCAATGGTTACCAGCCTCTATCACAGGGTTGACTGGACCATTTGACATTGTCTCAGGTTCATTCATCACTCTCGAACTTGACGGTAACGAGTTTATCTCGATTGCGTTGACTGCTGGTTCTACTCGAACAGCAACTCAAGTTGCAGCAGACATCAATACTGCATTAGCTGCTTCTCCAGCGTACGGAGTCGCCTATAATGCAGTAGCTACGGCAGTAGCTGGTGCAATCGTCATCACCTCTCCACAGACGATACCAGCAAATTCTGATCTTCGATTCATTGCTACTCCACCAGACACTGTTGGATACGTTGGTGATGATTTCACGTTAGTCTTCGGTCACACCAATCCCTACATTGCACAGTCAACACTCCAACTGTTCGATTCGTTCTACCTAGGAACGGATACGTACATCATTGACTATGTTGCAGTGAACACCCTCTTGGATGCTCTCCAGAACACTCCAGTGGTGTCTCTCACTAAGGTTGGTCTTTACGCCAACGTAACGAGTTTTCAACCTACCATCGATTATCAGTTGACGAGTAACAACGTTGACTGGACTCCGAATGTAGAGGGAGTTGTTACTGGACTTGTTGGTCCATATAACACTTCGGTCAATAATGTCCTCCAGATGGCTCTAAACGGATTGGCAGTTATTACTGTTACTCTGACAAGTAGTGCTACTCTTGCAGCTTCGGCAGTTGCTGCATCTATCAATGCCGCACTTCTTGCTCAACCAGTCTATGGACCACTCTATGGTAATGTGGCCACTGTTGTCGGAGGAGCTGTAGTTATTACTCTACCATCTCCGTTTGACGACTTGCCAGTTGCTCAGGGTGTCAATAGCACAATTGAGTTCTACTCGGTTCCAGCCAATGCTGTTACGACTGTCTTTGGAATTGCTCTAACGGCTCTTCCATTCCAACAGACTGGTTCTGCTAATCAGCCAGTGGTCGGAGCAACGTACTTTGCTTCGTACACCTATACTCGTCCAACATCGGCCTACAACAATGTCAGTGAAGTGACGAACCTGTTCTTTAATCCACAGGACTGTTTGGCATATACTGGTCCGATCACGGAAGTGAACTTTGCGGATAACACGCTAGGAATTGCTTCGTCTATTGCGTTCCAAAACAATGCACCTAGACTTTTGCTAGTCCAGGTAAATGATTCAACGACTCCAGGGTTCCCAACCATCAACGAAGTCAAAGCTGCGATTGATGCTTGTGTGAACAACTCGGACATCACTGATCTTGTTGTCCTTGATACTCGATTGGCTGTTCAAACCTATTTGCTAACTCACGTTACGAATGAATCTAGCATTACGGAGAAGAACTATCGTCGAGGTTGGTACGGTATGGCTCAAAATACTGCTGTTGGTGATATCGATAGTCCAGGAACTTTCGTCTATGCTGCTCAGGTTACTCTTCAGGTTCCTCCTGATTCTCCAGGACGAGGACGTTCGATTATTTCCGCTCCATCTAACGTTTCGTCTGACATTACTTTCGCAGATGGTACCGATCAGATCATCCCTCTTGATTCGACCTACCTGGGAGTTGCTTGCGCAGCTTTGATGACCAGTTTCATCAATCTTGCAACTTCTCTGTTGCGAAAGACAATCGTAGGGTTTGACATTCCGAGCTTCCAGACCTATCAGAAGGCAGAGCGAAGGATGCTGGCCTCGAATGGAGTTAACGTGGTTACGGTTGAAGGAGGACAGTTCGTTCTCACTGACCCGGTGACTACTGAGCAGGGTGCTGGGAACCTTCGAGAGTTTACTGAAATCAATGCTATGGTTCAGAAGGACAATACTACCAGGACTGTTGACCAGACGCTCAACACGAACGTGGTTGGCATTGTTCCAAGCGATCTTGCAGATTTCATCAACGACATCAAGGGGTTCATCAGTCTGGCTCTAACCTCTCTGATTGCAGCTGGTGACATTGGTCCGTATGTCGATGCGAATGGTAATACTCGAGACATCAATCTGCAGACAGATATGCAGGTGTTCCAGTCACCAACGGATCCGACGCAGTTCATATTCAGGTATTTCTACAACTTGCGGTACGTTGCGAAGCGGTTGTTTGGAGACTATTCGGTCGACAATCCCTTCTTCCAAACGTCACCTAATCAGACTGCTACAGCTTGATTAGTGGCTCAAAACCATAGCTAAAACATCTTGCTTTACTTGTCGGGAATTGCAATCATAACTCAATTCTGAGTTCTGATGGAGAACCGAAAACTAGTCACATAGAGACGTCAAATGCCAACTAATCCTCCGAATACCTTGGTTCGCACTAGCCACGCACTCACAATTCGAGCCAGTGGTATCACAGTTGGAGTAATTCAGAGCTGGGGTCCTGGCCAGAACCGTGGAGTTACGGGCATCTATGAAATCAACGTAGATACTTCCGGTGAACCTATCGAGAAGGTTCCTGGAAACGTAGGTGGCCTTACTATCCAGGTCTCTCGTTATGACCTCTATTCTAGGCGAATGGAGGCTGCATTCGGAACTCCGGATGTTGAGATGCTTGGGAGTCAGGCTAATCCATTCCAAGTTCTTGAGCTCTGGAGGTTCCCAGACAATACTCAGGAAGGTCGAGTATATACGGGTTGTTGGTTTAGCAACATCGGTCGTACCTACAGTGCTACCGATGCCAGACTAGTACTTGTAAATGCAACCATCGAGTACACTCGTCGTCTACGCACAATCTAGGAGATGTCATGAAATTGTTGACTGTTTTGGTTTTGGTGATTGGAGCTCTGACGTGCTCGGGTTGCTCCCTACTTTCGCAGGCACAGCAGAATCCTATTGCTTTTGAACAGCAAGTTATTCAAGACACTGAGTTGGCTATTGACGCTGCTCAGGTAGTCTTCGCTACATTCTTGCCTTCTCTGGGAGCTGCTGGACCTGCAGATCAGACGAAGTTTAATGCCTTGCTTACTGATGTTCAGAACGCAGAGCAGGTATTGGCTGATGCTGCAACTACAGTTCTTCAGTCGGGATCTAGCGTCGACTTGACCCAGTTGATGGCCAACTTGACAACGACGGTTGATGCCCTCGAAACCTTTATCAATGGGTTGAAGAGTTCGGCTGCTAATACGGTTGTACCTAATGCTCTAGACAATGTGGTTATCACACTTCACAAAGTGGTAGCAACCTATCGTAAGCCTAGTTGAACCAGAGGCTAACCAAGGTTCATAGAGCTTAGTATACTATATAGCTTTGCACCAGATAGTGAAATTACGTCTGGTACAATAAGTAGAGAATCTCCGAGTAGCAACCTGCTACGATGACGGATTCTAGGGAGCGACGTAAAGTCAGCTCCCTTTTTTGTGTTCATCCGTTAGGAGATTGGATATGGCGAAAGAAACTGATAAGGCTAAGAAGCAGGGAGCTCTATCCCTGCTTGATGATTTGGCTAAAGAGTTGGACGAAGGACGTCTTGAAGGGACGTTCGAGGTTCGAGGTATATTCTGGAAGATGCAGTTGCTCCAGGATCATGAAGTCAACTGGGCAAACGGTTTTCAGAGAACCAACTCTACTTTGTCTATGCTGACCTCTCGTAGGGCTCCTACGTTAGCCATTGGCATTAGAGCAATCGGTAAGAGTGAAGATACCATGAAGTCTGTTCGTCAGTATTTCATGGACGAGTGGGAAGCCGAACGTGGTGAACTTGATGCTACGGTTAAAGCTATTCTGGATAATGCCAACGAGTATATTCAGCAGTACTGGTTTGCGGAGCAACTCTTCAAGTGGCTTTCGGTTAGACCACCAGAATTTGTCTCCGCCCTCTGGGTGAAGTGGCAATCTCTTGAGGAGAGGAGGACCGAAGCCGAGAAGGCCATGGGAAAATCCTCAGTGGAGGATGGGACCTTGTCGAAGACTCCTCCGACCCCTTCCTCAGTACCATCCGCTCAGACAGCGACCTGAATTGGCGCTGGCAACAACTCAAGATCAAGGCTAGAGTATGTTCTGAGAAGCATCTCCTAATGTCGGACCCTCGTTTAAAACACATGACGAGAGTTCGATGGCTTTGGGAAGCTTGGCAATTGAAGTTGAAGGAAGACGCTGAAGTTACTCGCATTAACAAAACTGGTGAGCAATCCTTCAAGGCTTTTCGAGATATTCTATGCTCTATTCTTGGTACGAATTTGGAACCGATTACACAGTCTGATGGTACGGTTCGATGGCCAACAGAGGGTGAGTTTACACCGTTGATTTATGCTATTGCACGACCTGACTATCTGAAGTCTGCAATGGAGAAGATCAATAACCTAGTAGCAGGTCAGTCGGGTCCTGATCCAGTTGATCCTGAGGCAGAGGGTGGTTACACCGAAGACGATCTTCAATTCTTCGATGAATTGCCTGTTGACACTAAGAAAGCTTTCTGGGATAGTCCAGAAATGAAGTCGCAATTGCGACAACTCGTTATCCAGAAAGATCCGAGAACTGTCAATCCGTACGATAAGAAGCAACCTAAACCTCTAGGTCTTGACGCAGAGTTCGTTAAGCAAATGCAAGAGGAAGACGAGAACTTCGGTCGAAAGAAGAAAGCCAGAATGGAACTTCTGGAAGAAGACGATATTGACTTTCCACCTGGGTTTGGTATGAAATGACACTTGGCGCTGATATAACGATCGAGGGTATTGAGGAAGCCTCTTCATCCGTTACGGAACTGGGAAAGGCAGTAGAGAATCTCGATCCTATAGCTGAGCGTATGAGTAAGATCTTGCAAAACATGGAAGGTTCGCTTTCCATGTTGACACAAGAGATTGAGAAACACCAAACCCAGGTAGAGCAACTCGCCAACAAAAGTCAACAACAAGACAAAACAAATCGTTCGGAAGAAGCTGAACGACGCCAAGAAGCTGAAGAACGTAGACTTCGTGCCAAGATGGCACAACTTGTTGGTGGTGGTGTTAACTCTGCGCAGTACCAAATCCAACTGGAAAAAGTACAAGCTCAGATGGACGCCATTCGTGAGGCAGAGGCTAAAGGGCTTATTACTAGTAGAGAGTCTCTACTAGCTGTCGCAGGTCTTGGTAAGGAGTATCTGAAGCTGAAGACGGAGGCAATTGCTTACAGTGCTGCTGGAGGTGGAGCTGTAGGTAGGATTGCAGCTGCTGGAGCTCAGAAGATTACAAGTCTTCCAGGTCAAGCTGTAGGTGCAGTAGGTTCTCAGGTCTCAGGTATCGGATCTGGTGTTATGGGTCTGATGTCTTCCTTACCCATCGCTGGAGGACTCTTTGGTTTGATGATGTACGGTGTTATGAACACCGATCGTATCAAAGCAGAGACTGGCGAGATAATGAACATCGTTGCTTCCGCTACTGGAGGTATGTCTGATACTGCTGTGAAATTTCTAGGAGATTTTCAACAGCAGGCCTCTCATCTTTGGGGCATTCAGAAAGGTGAAATTCAGTCTGTTCTTAAGACCTTTACTGATGCTGGTCTAACAGCCAACACCATTATGACGCAGCAAAAGGCAAATCTAGGTATTGTGGGTCATGATATCATGACCCTAACGTTAGCCTTAGACAAGAATTTCGAACTAGCCACTGGTTCAAGTGCCCGATCCGTAGTAGCGTTAACGAACGACTTTGGTATGGGTATCAAGGAGGCTGGTGATCTGTATGAGAGAATGGCATTTGCAGGTTCTAGATCTGGAATGGGAGTACAGAATTTCCTAAACTACGTAATGCAAGGTTCTAGTGCTTTGCGTCAATACGGAGTTTCGGTTGAACAGGTTGAAACCACCTTACTCACGATTCAAGAACGATATGAATCGTTGGGGATGACCAAACAACTGGCTGGAAATCAGGCTGGACTTGCTCTTGGTCAGATCTCACAAGGTATTGGTGGTATGAGTCAATCTATGCAAGCCTACTTTGGCGAGCGTATGGGATTAGGAACTGGTCTAGAAGCTAGAATGAATTTCCGTGATGGGATGTCAAGGTTGAGTAAAGGGACGGCCTCTGATACCTTTATGACCTCCTTCATTGAACAGGCATATAGAACTGCTATGGAATCAGGTGGTGGTGACAAACCACAAGCTCGATTCCTACTCGAAAATCAGGGGTTTGGAGCCGAAGGAGCTAAAGCTATTATTGAGATTGGTGATAAAGTCGCCCATGGTGTGAAATTCCACGAATTGTCCGCTGCTGAACAGAAGGCTATCAAAGAGTCTTTGACAACTGAAGGTCAGAAGACTAGTGATATACAGAAGGACATTTGGAAGATCATGCAGGGGATGGCTCAAGTTGGTGAAGGTATCCTACAAGTTATCACCAATATGGTGGCTTGGGGTGTTATGGGTCTGAAGAGTATCATAACTCTCATTGCAGGAACTCCAGAAGAGAAAAAGCACATCATGGAAGTGCTTGGTGAGTTTTCTAAGGGAATGGGAGAGGGCTTCAATAAGATTACAGATGGGGGTAAGAACAGTTTATATGGAGTTGGAGGACTCCTAGAACCGATCTTTAAGCCACTTCAAAGAGCAATGGAATTCGATCCATTGAAGACAGAATCAGAACAGCAATTTGCTACTGGAGCCAAAGGTGCTGAGCATGCTAAGCATGCTTTAGAAAGTACTTGGAGCAAGGTTGATAAAAACTTCAAGAACCTCCCTCCAGAAGAAAAGAAGAAGCGAATTCAACTCATGATTCAGCATATGCATGAGAAGAAGGAGATGGAGGATATCACCTCCAAGTTGGGGAATGAAGGGATTGACTTTAAACCTGATCTAGGTTCTCCTCAAGGTCCTCCACCACTACCTCAGGTCACTCCAGCAGCTTCTCAAGTCTCTCAACAGCAAGCCATTACAGCTGGAGTTTCAAATCCGTTTGGTGGAAGTCCTACTCCAGCAGGTACAGTTACGAAGGTAATCGTGAAGGTCAAACCTGACCAAACGGGTCCAACAACTCCTCGCCCTATGACTGGTCACTAATATGGTAGCTCCTGATTTAGCAACTGCATTCGGTGTTTCCAATCTACTAAAGAGGGGCAATGGAACCGCTATTCGAACAGCGATGGAGATGTCTTGTCTCCTATGGAGAGCTCAGAACCTACCCTCTCTGAAAATGATGGTTAACCCTCACTCTGTTACTTTCAACCAACCAAAGCGCATTACAAAGAAAAATACACAGGGTGGAACTGTTTACACCCATTGGACTGATCTAAATGGTCAGAACAATGACATTTTGGAGCTTCAGTTTAAGGGACGCTCTGGAAACATTCGACAACAACCAGATCCAGCCAAAACTGGAATTCTTCAAAGTGTTGCTAACGGTTTGCAATTAGGAGCTAATGCTCTTACTGGCACTACTGGGGACATGAATACGCCAACTCCCAATCAGGGATTAGCAAAACACATAGCTTGGTCTCAGTTGTATCAGTTGACTAGGTTACCAGTTGTAGATCCAGCGACTCGACTAAGGAATGTCTTCGATATCACTTACATCAGTCCGATACTTCCTAGGCCAGTAGTGTTTCTGGGGTTTTACAATAACGTGCTGAATTTTACGGAAGACGCTGATCGGCCATGGCTGATTGAGTACAGTTACAGTTTCATTGTACAATCAACTCAACCGTCTCTTGATACTCTCACTCAGATGCTAACCCAACTTCTAAACAGTTCGGCTACAGGATTGGCTGCGTCTGAGATTACAACTTCTCAAGCCCAACAGTCTTCAACTACTGGAGCTGTTACTGGTGCGAACTTTAAGCAGGGATGAAGTCAGTCAATCTACCTACTGAACGATTTCATAGAGCCGTCACTTGGCTTGGTGAGGCCATCACTAAGTTCAATTCTTCTGAAGAAGGATTGAAAGAGTCGTTAGACGGTCTTAAAGAATCCATTCAATTACAGGATGAGGTCTCTAAACCGAGCAAGGATGAAGAAGCTCTGATATTCGTAATGGAGCAGAAGAGCGCCTTAGTTAAGGCATCCTCGAGTGTTGGTAAGTTGGCTCCACTCCTTGAGGGAACTGAACTAATACCTGGTTTTACGAAGAACAGTGCTTCGGCCTACATTGAACTTCAGAAAGCTCATAAAGATCTTCTTGAGATGCAAGAAGCTGTTGCTTTAGGCATCATTGACGAAAGGGAGGCTTCAACTGACCTAAAGAAGCTACGTAAATCTCTCGGTATTGCTCAAAGGAAAGCTGAAGGTCTTCCTGAGGGTGTAGATATGGGAGACGACCTACAAAAGGGTTCTGGCTCTTCTTCTTTGTCAGGTGTAAGCTCTCTCGTTAAAAGTGGTCTTCAAGCCCTTGGAGGTCAAGTTGGTGGAATAGCCACTGGTTCAATTGGTCTCCTTGGATCCTTACCAGTTGTTGGAGGCCTCTTTGGGTTAATGCTATACGGATTCAAAGAACGCGATAGAATGAAAGCCCAACTTGGTGAGTTAACCAATATCGCAATTGGAGCAGGAGCAAAGGGTACAGAAGAAGGTGTATCGTGGTTAGCTGGTTTTCAAGAGCGATCTCAAAACTTCTACGGTATTAGTCGCCAGTCTATTCAAGGCATCTTCAAGACTTTCACGGATGCAGGTATGGCTGTTAATGATATTTTCAAGCAGCAATCTGCCTCATTAGGTGAAGTTGGTCATGATGCTGTAACTATGACCCTAGGTATGGATCGTGTATTTGAGTTGGGTAATGGAACCACAGCTCGAAATGCAGCAAAGATCATGAGTTCATACGGTGTTAGTCTAAGTTCGGCTATTGACAGTCTTGTCAATATTGAGTTTGCCGCCAGTAAAGCTGGGTTTGGAGTAAACACGTTTCTCAATTGGTTGATGCAATCAACCATGCAAGTTCGTAACCTAGGTATTACTACTGATCAGATGGCTGATGCTGCTCTTGAAATGCAGAGAAAGATGTCTGAGGAGGGTTTTAGTCATTCTCAGACATGGGCAATGCAATCAGTTGGAGAAGCTGCTCAAGGCTTAGCCAATATGGGTACAGGTCGCCAAATCTGGATGGCAGAAGAGTTAGGTCTTGGAAAGGGTTTGGCTGGTCGACAAAATCTGATGCAAGGGTTTCAAGAAGACCGACCTGAACTCTTTGCAAAAGCAGCTGGTCTTTATCGAAAAGAAGCCATGCAAGCCACAGGTGGAGATCAGGATGCTTCTTTATTCTATTTGGAACGCTTAGGATTTGGGTTTCAGGGTGCTAAGGCTATTCTCCACTTAGGTGAGATGGAAGAGAAGGGACTTAAGATCGAGATAGCTAGCTCAGCAGATAAGAAGGCTCTTCGTGAGGCTTTTCAAGTTGAAGGTAAGAAGAAGAGTAGTATCGGAGAGATGATAAGGGATGCTACTTTAGGTATGGCTAAGATAGGTCAAGGTATCCTTGTTATGCTTTCCAATTTTTTGGGTTGGATTATTACCTCAGTCAAAGCTATTCCCGTTTTGATGAGTGTAGGTACTCCTGAGCAGAAGCAGATCGTTTACAAGGAACTTGGGGAACGGTTTGATGGTATGGCTATGGGTTGGAACGATATCCGTATGGGAGGGAAACAAGCTTATGCTGGTATGGCAGGAATAATCAAACCGCTCCTCGCTCCGATTGATAAGGCATTCAATTACAAGATGGGTAGCTCTCATCTCGAGAGCAGGGATCCGATTGAGGTTGATATTGAGTCTTTACCAATGGTTGACTCTCCCCCAGGTCATCAATCTACTCAGGTAGGATTTACTCCTAAGGGTAAACCTCTAAACCCTCATACTAGTTCGGCTTCTGGACCTTCACCTCAAAGTCCAACTTCTACTGGCGCACCAAATCACTCTTCAACTCCACCACACGGTACGAAAACGTCGTTCTTTGATCCGAAACATGTTCAGGTTATCTGGGCTCCTGGAGCTGATCGAGCAGATCACCTAACGGTTGAAATTTCTGTAACTACATGAAAGCGATTACTCAAACAAATAACTTGGGAGAAGCGATTAGCTTCTTCAACCTCAAGGCAGATAGGCTTGAGAAGGTGTTTGAGGAAGCTAAGAAGTATTCTAAGACTCTCACAGAGATGAGGGTTCAAATTCGTGATTTGAAGAAACGTCCTCTTCCTCCTGATGGGCCTGAGGAAGGTATGGGTGGTTATTCTGCTGAAGAAATTCGCTTTCTAGAAGAGATAGAAGCAAAATCAAGAGGGTTGTCTATCTCAGCAGGAGTAGAGACCTTATCAACCGATTTGGCTAGAGTGTCTCTCCAATTGGCGGAGATAGACGAGTCATTTTCTCGAGGAATCATCACAGAAAAAGAACATAAACATGCTCTCGAAAAAGTAAAGGTTGAGTGGGAGCATATCCATGAGACTACCACAAGCCTTTTGGGAGTAGATTTACGACCATCCCATTTGGCTAAGGAAGGGGCGTCGAAAATTGGTTCTGGAGCTTTGGGTCAACTAACAGGAGTTGCTTCAGGTGTAATGGGATTGATGTCCTCTTTACCAATTGCTGGAGGACTCTTTGGTCTTCTCATGTATGGGTATTCTCAAGCCGATAGACTAAAAGCAGAATCAGGAGAGATGTTGAACGTTCTCGTTTCAGGAGGCCAAGCAACGTCCCAACCATTCCTAAATCATCTTTCGGGACTCGGAGAGAAATTTCAACAGTTCTATGGCATCAGTCGTCGAGAGGTTCAAGGAATTGTCAAGGAGTTCATCTCTGGAGGGGCTACGATTGAAGATTTGATGCAAACAACACACCGAAATCTTGGTGAAGTAGGACAAGATGTTGTTACAATGACAATTGGTCTTGACAAGATGTTCGAACTTGCGTCAGGAAGTTCAGCGAAGTTAGCCCAAGCCTTAGTAGAAGATCATGGAGTGAAACTAGGAACAGCAGTTGATCAGTTGATTCGAATAGAGTTTGCTGGCAGTCGTGCTGGAGCAGGTGTTGGAACCTTCACTGAATTCGTGGTTAAGACAGCTGGAGAGCTACAGAATTTTGGAATCGGAGGAGAATCTGTAGCAGCAAGTCTCGTTTCTCTTCAAGAACGCTATCATACCGTAGCTGGTTTGAATGTCCAAACATCGATAGCCTATGCCCAACTGGGTATGAGTCAAGTAAGTCAAGGAGTTCAAGGTCTGAATTTTGGATTAAAATCAACTGTTGGTGAGTTGATGGGTTACGGTACTGGATTTGGAGCTGCTACTGGTTTACAGGATGCTATTGCTTCCAATGATCCGAATCAGTTAGTTAAGCTAATAAAAGCTTTGAACACTCTGGCTGCTAGAGAAACAGAAGGTACCGGAGGAAGTTCCAATGATACCATTAGACAAAGGGCTTATTTAGAGTCAATTGGAATGGGTGCAGAAGGTGCTCGAGCTTTGACTGAGTTAGCCAAATTACACGGAGGAAGGTCCAATCTACAAAATCTCACTGCGAAAGAGCTAGCTGAGTTTAGGGAGACCCTAAAGACAGAAGCTCAGAAGCAGAGTGAGATGACCCAAAACATTCATGAGGTACTTAAGGGAATGGCTGGAATGGGTCAATCCATTCTCAAACTTGCTGCTGACTTTGCCGGACTTTTGATTGTAACCATCAAAGGTATGATGGCGACCGAAGCTCTGGATTGGATGGGGCATCTTGGTAAGGCAGCTGCAGATGGAATTGTTAGTACGTTCAAAGATTTGACAGGGTGGGATCTATCAGATAAAACAGCACCATTCAAAGCTAAGACCGATGTGGATAAGGCTGTTCAAGGACAATTCGATTTCTATCTCAAATCAATTAGCGGAGATTTCTCGGACTTACTAAAGGGTACATCTCAAGTTGGAACTGGAATCAGCAAAGTAGCTCTCCCATTGATAACACCGATTGTACATGCCTTCAAAGAAATGGGAGTACCCTCCGATTGGGCAGATCCGCAAGCTTCGACTCCAGAATCGAGAACTCGTTCTGAGAAGGGACCACATTACGCAGCCCCAGAAGGACCTAAGCAAACTCAAAGCGGAGACTTCTGGACACAATTTGTTGTTATGAGCAATCGACTAGGAGTTAAGCCAGAAGAATTACTGAAGGTGTTTAACTCGGAAAGCGGATTCAATTCTCATACTGTTGCATATCGAGATTCCCACGGCAGGGCAACTAAGAAGGATGATCCAGACGCTCATGCTGTAGCCAAAGGTATTCAGCAGCTTACGTGGGAAACTGCTAGAGGATTAGGCATGCCCAAGGAAGTATGGGACAACTTCGAGAACGTTAGTCCGCAAGAGCAACTAAAGTATGTTGAGCGATATTACTCGGGTAGAGCTGCTGGAAAGAATGCGGCTGAAATATATGCGATGAACTTCGGTGGATACAACAATCCGAATGGTTCTCTATATGACCGAGACGCTCGATCGAAAGGTTATCACAATCCAGGGTTTCAAGAGATCGCCTATCGATCTAATCAAGGATTGGATCGTGATCATAAAGGGTATATCACAGCAGAGGACCTTGCTCGAAATCTCTCAAAGGTTAGTGCCTCTCAGCAGGCAGCTTTAACCAAAGTTCGCCACACTTTGGGAATGTCAGAAACAGGTAAAGCTATTCCTGATCCATTAGATCCAGTTTTAGTAGCTGAGGTTAAGGCTACCAAAACTTCGGCAGGAGTCAACCAAGTGACACTATCTTTGGAGGTTCACCAGTGAAACCTTCTGATAAAACCGAGGCTAACCAAGTTCTAGCAACGACAAGCTATCTATATAGCTAGGAATTTCAAATGGCACGACAGACAGGTGCAGAGCAGGCTTCGTCCGGAGTAAGTGGAGTTGGGTACAGTACAGTTCGAAACTTCTTTCCTTCGTATCGTGTCTTCGTAGCAGGCTTCGAAGTTACCGCAATATGCTCTGCTGTTCGAATCAATTGGGCTGATAGAAATCCTCAACAAGTGCAGATCGAGCTTAATAACCCTGATCAGTTGATGACCATAACTGAGGCCGATATGCTGACCATTTCAGCCTATCGACAAGGACTAACAACTCAGTTTCCTACTCAGGCTGGATTAACTGCAGCAAGTCAACAGGTAGGTCAAATCTACGAAGCTGCCGGTCAAACTCTTGACCCCAGTACTCAGGGTTTAGCAACCCCTCCTGATCAGGTAAACATAGGTGTGGAGGTTGATGGATCCGCTCCAGTAACCCCTGAGAATCTCACTCAGGCTATTATAGCAGCAGCCACAGGTCAGGTGTTCTTTCAACCTTATGGGGTTACTGCTTTACCACCATTTACTTTGGACATACTAAACCTGAAGAATTATGTCATCCCTCCTAAACTTCAGGTTTTGTATCGACAAAACACGATGGGGGTTGATGGTGCTTTGCTCCCTCTGGAGACATTCTTTAAGTATCCATTCGTTCAGGGACAATGGATTTGGCACCATAACGATCCGGTTAGGGTAGCTTTTCGTGACCCTGTTGATCCAACAACTTGGTACTGGATGCATGCTGGTACTGTTACGGATATCAACGAAAAGGAGAACGAAGACAGTCAGTCTAGCTTAACGCTTACCTCAGAATGCGTTCTAAAAGATCTTCGAAATAGTCGTCTCGCAAATACAACAGCATCGTTTCTTTCTCCGAGTCAGCTATCGTCCGTAACTGGTCAACAGGTCGCGGTATCACCTGAGCAATTATCAGCATTTACTGATGCTGAATACACTGATCTTTTGACCAATCTCACTTTAGCTCAGATTTTGGAGTTGATGATATTTGGTTCACAGGCTCTGTTGGACAACCTAGGTCAGTTGGTGTATAGTTCCACTCCTCCATCTGTAATAGCCGAAGTACTAGGAGTAACTCCAGTTCAGGCACAGGAACAAGGCGAGAGTTTGACCCAGTTGACTGATCAGACTATTACAAGTTTGCAACAGCAACTAAGAGCAAATGTTGTTGCTGGTCTCGCCGACTTCAAGAAATGGAAGGCTACTCAAGGCGTCCAGATTATGATCTTGACGGGATCTACAGGTCTGGCGATTGGAACTTCTAGTCCGGTTGGATCTTCTAATCCTAACCCAGCTTTAACCCCAGCAGACCAAGCTATTGGAGTAGCTCTTGCTAATGGTCTGCCTGATTGGCAGGGATTGCTAGATCATCGAGTAACGATTGATGATCTAACGGATTTCTACATTGTGGATAAGGTATCTATGGGCTCAACCTCTGATACTGCTGGTCGTCCTCCAGGAGCAAATAGGTTCAGTCAGCAACCGTCGATTAGGAATACACAGACTCAGAACGCTCAGCAGATGGTTAATGATTACATCCAGAGTGCTTCTGACCCAAACCTCGCTACTTCAGCACAGGCTCAACACGCTAATCTGATCGATACTATTATTACTACGATCGGTTCGAACCCAGACGATTATCCTATTAGACAGAGAGTGTATTGCTTACTTCCTGCTAATCTAGGAGCTCGATTAGGTCGACAAATCCTTGATCTGGAGATGGCTGGTAATCCATCGTCTACTGCGGAGTATTATGATCGTCTCTCCTTACTTGTAAACGTGATGAATCGAATCGAATTCTCACTATACGGTACTGGTAGAGGAGATATTGTCGTAGAGATGCCGTTGTATGATTTCGAACCTCGACACTTTGCTTCTGCTGGCGAATTGAATAATCCGTTTACTGAACCTAATAACCCTCCTCAGAATGATAGTAGCACATACGGTTCGAATCTCCAGGAAGGTTTTGATGAACTAGCCAATATTCAAGGGGCTGAAGACGAGATCAATTTCATTGGTTTGGAAGCTACAAACTACGATCTCAATTATCGAATTTTCCCATGGGAGCAATGTGGTTGTGATATTACAGCTACTGATCAAGACATAAAGACAGTGTGGGTTGCCAAAGGTAGGTTAGTAGCTCAAAACAAGTCTGGATCTAACGACAAGAAGAGGGTAGCTGTTGCTCTACCGAATCTTGTTCCTCTTTACGGTTTTAGAGTTGAGCAAGGAGACCCGCAGGGTTATCTTCGATCTGATGATGCTGTTCGACTATTTTGTTTTGCTCAATTGAACAAGACAAATGCGGATATAGTTTCTCTCCATGTACCCTGTACCCCAAATTGGACTGCTTGGCTAAATCGACCTGTTCAAGTGGATCGTAGAAGCATTATTGGGGCTACGAAGTCTATCAATCATTCCATTGTTTGGCAATCCGACATCTCTACCGAGTATGGTTTCTGGCATTGTAAGTTTTGGGATGGTCGAATCGTAAATGATACTGTTACAGGGAAACCTCGAAAGCTTTATGCTACATTTGGAGGAGTCAATGCCCAACCATTCAACTATGCTTACTTGCTGAAACGAGATAGTATTAATCAAGCTCTTGGAACTTCAGTTGGTTCCTCCCAAGCCGATTCAAATGCACAGACTCCAGGAACGAATCCGTAATGGCTCGACAACCTACACCTGATGAAATTCGTCCTACCACAAAACGTAAGTCGGATCAGTATCGACCTGAAGATTGGATGGGAAGAATTCAGAGGGGTACCATAACCTCTGTTGACCCAGACAACGGAGTTGTTACTGTAGAAATGGAGTCAACACCAGGAACAAGAACTGGTGTTACAATTCCTTTACACTTCTTTAGTTTCGATCCAGCTAATCCACTTAGTGCAGCTTGGATGCGATACATGCCTCAACTTAATGATGTGGTAAAGATTGGGTTCGACTCCAATGGTACGACTCGTATTGTAGGTTACGATACTCCGTCTTACTCAGACGTAAACACCATGTCGGCTAACACCAACTTTGGTTGGACTACGTTACAACCTGGAGAGTGGGACCTTAAGAGTGTAGGAAATGCCTTCGTCAAGGGTGATCGAACAGGACTTTTGTATCTGGCTGGTGGAACTCAGTCTATTGGTATCAGCAAACAAAATCGAGAGATCGATATCAAGACCAATACGCTAAAAACGTCCTCAGGGGCTTCGAACTTTAGAAGTGGTGTTGTTAAACGTTCTCCTGTACAGTTTCAACAAGAGGTTGAGGCTAAGGCTGGAGTAGGAGTGCCTCCTGTTCAGACTGCAGCTAATGCGGTTCTTCAGAACTTAGTTGAGAGCACTATTGATCTTCAATCTTCTACTGCTTTGATACCATTCGGACTTCCTGTTGCGTTTGGATCTATCGGTAACGTGATGGATCCAGATGTAGACGAAGTAGCTTTGAGTGCTTGGGGAGCGGCTGGTCCTGCAGGAATCAAGAAGTTCAAGGTATTTCCAGCAGTTAATGCCAGAGTTTTATTTCGCGTTTATGACTCCGTACCTTTGACAGATGTACCAATCGGTACTCCCGGTCCGGTTGGAGGTACTTCTTTTCGACCATTTGAAATAGGGATTGATCAGAACGGAAATCTGTTCATCAATCAAAGCCCACTGACGAACCCATTCGGTACTCCAGGAGGAGTTGAATGGTGGAGTCCTCAACAGTTTAACATCTGGTCGAACAGCATCAATTTCAATTCGGTTTTAACTAGGATTGGTAATCCTGTAACAGCTACCGAGCCAGCGGTTTGTGGGGCTATTTTTGCTGCAGCCACTACGACTTTTTGTTCAGCTTGGGAAACCTACCAAACGTCTTTAACCGCCTATTTGGCCTCGGTTGCAGCTTGCTTTGCAGCCTCTGCAGGAGCAATAGTTGATCCTGTAACCGCAGCGGATGTTGCTACTCAAGCAGGAATTCTTGCTGGAGCCTCAGTAACATTTGCTGCAGCCATCACAACCTATGTAGCAGCAGTCGGAGGTTCTCTAAGTGCGGCCCTTCTAATTTCGAAGTTGCCTTTGGTTCCTCCTCCAGCAACTGTTCCAAGTCCTTTCCAATTGTGAGAAGCAATGGCTCAACCAGCATCTCAGTATCTCTGTATAAAGACAAGCAACCCTGTCTTACAGTTGGTTGCGCAGTGTCTGATCAACACCCTCTTAAACCTCTCGTCAGCTGCTCTCCAACTCTTCAAGCAGTTTTTGGAAGCAGAGCTTACGTTCATCGATGTAGCGGTTTATGGTCTGATAGTTCAACTTGAAGCTGCAGATATCCTTGCTCAGGAAGTTCAGGCTGCAAAGGATTTCGCTGAAGCTGAACTCCAACAACTTGAACAACTCCTAAATGGTCTCCCTCTGGGACTCTTAGATACGTCTTGTACTGATTGGGCTGGTCTGAATGGTGGTATCAATGGCTTTCTTCAGAACGAGATTGTTCCTCCTGTAGAACAGATTTTATTCGAACTGAATCGTGTACTTAGCCTCCAAACCGAACTAGGTCTCCTTAAGGCAGAGTATGAGGCTCTGAAGCAGTTTCTTCTCAATGTGATTGACGTATTGGATCTTCTCATACTTGAGAAGAAGTGTCGTGAAGCTGCAGGAGTTTGATCGAGAGTTTCGTAGAACGCTACCTTAGTATCATAGAGGCTCCAAATGTCAAAGACGTTTTTGATGACAAATGGAGACGTTAGTTATGGTGGTGGTCAGGTTAAAACTATCTCTGACGGACCAAAACTCTCGCAAGATCTTTTGGAGATGTTGAGTATCAACACTCAACCAGATGGTTTTGGAGCAGGTATTGTTACACTTTTGGGGCAAAGTGCTCAGATTAGTGATGGCAAATACCAGAACATAGAATTCTCCGTTCGAGATCGACTCACTTCAGGTTGTAATAGATTTGTTAGTCTCCAAAGACAGAATTTGACAAATCGACCCACAAACGAGTTGATCTCCTCAATTCTCAATCTCCAGGTAGCGCAGAGCACTGACGATCCAACTACCTATTTTTGGCGAATCGACTTTCAGACATACGCTGGACAGCAGCAATCACTACAGGGTAGGGCAACCTCTTGAGCGTTCCGAGGATAACTGCAGCTCAATTTGCTCAGAATCTCGCTACGGATATTAACCAGCGAGATGCAACAGTTGATACTACCCTTGGTCCTGTTGTAGACATCGTTATCAGACCAGTTTCTCGTGTATTGGAAGCACAGAATGAGCGCATACGAGCTCTATTCCAACTGATTACCCTTCAGAATGTCAATCTTCTCGATCCGAATGATCTAGCTGCTTATGTTTACACCGAAGAGGTTATTCCTTCTGGAGGAACAGCTTCCTTTGTCAGTCTAACATTCTCTCGGGCCGCTCTTCCTACAGTTGATATTACTGTTCCAGCCAACTTTCCTGTAGCTACTGTAGTAGATCCTAGTACTGGTGTTCAAACAACGTTCGTTACGTTGCAATCTGCTACTTTGGTAGCAGCTAATGCTCCAGCTTATTTCAACGGGTCAACTAGTAGATATGAGCTGAACATTACAGCCTCATCGATCAACTCTGGTCAAGCTACAGCAGTAGGTCAAAATCAGGTAACAGTACCACTACGACCTTTGGTTGGGTTTGATTCTGTAACCAACCCTGCTATATCATCTGGTGGTTTACCAGCTGAGACGAATCAGCAGATTGCTACTAGATATTCTTTGAGGACCAAAGGAACTGAGATTGGTACTCCTCAGGGTTTGTCGAGATATATCTTCCAAACTTTCGGAAATGTGGAGGATGTGTTTGTAGTATATGGAAACAATCCATTCCTAACGAGAGCTGCCACTGACGCTGGTGCTGTTGATATTTGGGTGCAAGGATCTTCTCCTGTTCAGTTGACTATGACAGTCAACTTTCCAGGACAATTGGTGTTGATACCATTCAGTATTCAACCTGGCATTTCTGTTCAGACGGTTCAGTCCGGTCCAACATTTACTCAGAACGTAGATTTTGTCTATGTTTCTGATCCTGGTATCTACTCCGGATCAACTCTAGGACAGGATGGTATCAGGTTCCTTGGTACTGGAGCTTCTCCAAATGTAGGTGATCCCCTTACCATCACTTACACGTACGACAACCTAATCGTAGCTCTACAGTCGTTCTTCCAGCAACCAGAGTATCTTGAAACTGGGTCTAATCGCCTATTTCGAAGAGGTATTGCTGTTCAAGTTGCAATTACTGGAATTCTAACGGTGAATGCAGGTAATCCTACTTTGGTGTTGCAGCAAGTGATAACAGCTTTGCTAAACTACATCAATGGAAGTACAACCCAAGCTGCTTTGGGGATGGGAGTGGCTGTGGAAGAGTTTGAACTTGATGCTGTTCTCAGTCTAATACCTGGTGTAGGAAACTTTGTGTACCAACTTCTCGCACCTGTTGGACAACTCGGAGTAGCAGATATTCCGATTGGTCCAAATCAATACGCTAGTCTCAGCTCCGCGAATCTAGCCATAACGTTGGCGTAAAGGGTCGATCAATGCCTAGCACTGTACTTCCGGTTATTAATCAGGCAGGAAAGCCTGCAGGAGTCGCTGGTAACTCCAGAGATGATCTTGCACTTTTTACTGGATCTGGTTCCGAGATTCAACTCTCAGATACAGTTGGTACAGCGTCCACTTTTGCATGGACTCTCTTGGACCAACCGGAAGGAGGTACAGCTAGTTTAACGACTCCAGGGTTGGCTAGTACTCTTTTGACTGGAGCAACCGTAGCTGGAAGTTATTTGATTCAGTTGGTAGGAGATGGAGGAGGTTCTCCAGGTCAGATCTATCGGATCATAGCTGCAGTTCAGATTGGGGTTCCAGCATGGGTGGAACCAACAGGCATTCTTCGTATACCAGCGAAAGGAGAAACCATTGAGTTCAACGTAAAGGATTCTCCAGGAACTGGTCCTGATACCCGAGGATGGGCTCAGGAGATGGACTATTGGTTTCGAGCCATCGCCAATTATGGCTTTGGATTCGTAGCTAAACTAAACGGTGTTCAGGTTGGATCCGCTCCATTCTATTACCTTAATCTCAGTACTGCCTTAACTGCAACAGATGCAGGTGGAGGTGTACTTGATGTAGGAATTGCTGGAGGAAGTTCTGGTATTACAGCTCTCCAGAACGCCACAACTCCTTTGTCCGGGGGACCTTTTAGCACTCTGGATGCAGAAGGTCCAGATCTTATTACGACTGATACTTACGTTCCTGGACTAAACGCTCAATTCTCTAGTATCAGTGCTCCTAGTGGTGTCGGAAGACTGAAGGTTACAGCAGGTGCACACCTTGCTTCAGGTCACACCAATTACATTCAGAGTCCTCTGAATCCAGCAAGTGGAGCCACACCTCTAGTACCATCAATCAATACAGGTCCGAACCCAAACACAGTGGGTATTACGAAGCTTGCTAATGCTCTCGCCGTTTCGAATGGTAGGACAATTACTGCAACAGAGACGCCTTCGAATTTCACTATTTCGTTATCAGCTCCAGCTTCGAATGTTAGAACCCTCTACGACATCTTTTTGAGGGATGTCGATTGTACGGTTGAAACTCAGATCGTAGCCCAAACAAGCAGTGCTAATGTGCCTGCTGTGTTAATTGAGGTGTCTCCAGGTGTTCCTACAGGTTCACCCCTAGCCTTAGCTGTTGATGCCAGTGGTAATTGGTCTTGGGCAGGTGGAGATACTGTAGCTCAGACTAGTAACACTCCAGAAGTTCTACGACTGTTCGATCCTACTGGATTGAACTACGTTGATATTTATCGTTATGCTAATCCTGGAGGAGCCGCGTCTGACAATTGGACTCCTCAGCTCCAAAACCCAAACAATCGTCTTTCAATCATTAGAGCACCTTACTGGGTGAATCCTGGATCAGGGGTAGCTACATGGGGTTATGCTCTGAGTGGAGTGCAGTACTTTACTGATCTTCGATCGTTTGGTTCTGTCTCTCTAGAGGATGCTTCTCCTGACTTGATCGCAAAGATGGATCGAGTTGGTACTGATTCTGGTTGGGATGTTGGAGTTGTTTTTGATCATAGGAAAACAACTCAAGCCTCAGCTGATCAGGATTACAGTTCATTCGCTCTAGTAGTTTCTGGAGGGAATGTAACAGGATGCGAAGCTGGTGTGGTTTGGTGTAAGGGTAGAAGGTACAAGGTTCCAACATCCCTAGTTTTTGGTACTTTGGGAGTTGCTAGTCAATATGCTCTGATCGGACTACAGATTGCTCCTGACGAAAGTGTAAGTTATGTAGCAATTACTCAGAGCAATCCTTCGGTGGTAGCAGTAATTCAGACCGCTCTAGCGAATCTTGGACAGAATCCGTATGGTCAAGAATTGACCTCTCCTGTTACTGTACCTCTGTACTTTGGTAAGTTCGATAGTTCGAGTCATCTTCTTCAGGACGAGAGACTTGATCTTCGTCGAAACGTAGCTTACATTGGTAATTGGACTGCTGGTAACCGAGGGAGATGGCAAGTAGGTTCCCATACTAGTACAAATCCTCAACCTGCTCCAGCCTATACAGCGGATCTCAGTAGCAACCAAGCTCGAGCTGAATTTGAGAACGTTGGCGCTGCTCTCGCATGGCATGGTGCTATTACGGGAGGAAACAATCTAGAACGATTCGGTGGTACGGTTGACAATCCTGCTTGTAAGATCCGTGTAATTCGAGATACGTTCGAAACCTTCCCAATTACTCTCTGGAACAACGTTACTATCGAAGGCGAGGGTATGCCTACGGTAGCTATCACACCACGAGGAAATTCAACATACCAAGGACTCGGGTTCCTCTTCATTGGAACGTTGAATTCGCTTTCGGGACTTTCGAGTTATAACGCTCTAGCCTACAACGTAAGGTTGAAAGGTTTCAACCTTGTGGCAACTCAGATTACTGGTCCAGTAACTGCTTCTCAGATTCTGACCTTCAATTGTCCGCAATGGAATCCAACGTCGTTTGCGAGTAATAACCAACCGTTTGCCTCTCTACTGAATGTAACCGTAGAGGATGTCCAATTCGGAGTAATCAATCCTTCGGGGTATACTATCGGTAGTGATTTCTCTGCTATGGCTATGTTTTGTGAAAGTCCTAGTGGTAGTAATCAGTACGGTCAGTTCAGTAATCTTCAAATTAGGCGTTGTAATACTGGACTTCTGTACACGAATACTGGAGCGTCTTTCCCACAAGCTCCTTTCGATCAGGCATTTGCACTTCAACCAGTTGGTACTGGAGCAGTAATTGGAACTGGTCTAGTTTTCGATCAGAACAATTTTACTGTTCAAGGTCAAGCAATTTATCTCGGTGGTGGTATTGCACAACTACGTTTCACAAAGAATGTTGTTTACGCCTATGGTGAAGCTTCTGTAATTGAAGGTGGAGGCTTGTACTTCGGTACAAGTTGTACCTATGAGGATCTTTGGATCGATGATAACTTGATCCAAATTGGAGGAGAGCCTGGTACTCCAATTCTCTTTGATATCGAAGTGCTAGTACGTGGTGCTTTCATCCGAGATAATCGACTAGAGTATGTAGTAGGGTCACTGTATGATGCAGGAGCCATTACTCAGGCTTTGCAACTCTGCGGAACCATGACAGATGTCGAAATCAGCGGAAACAGCTTCTACTATTTCGAAATTGGCATTGGTGTAGGATCTACGGCATCTGCTCTGAATAGGATAGATATTGGAAACAACAACTTCGCTATGCCTCAACGTGAGAGCGGTTTTATGGATGGTCTTTCCATAGGAATCTCTATGGTAGGAACTTTGGAAGATCTAAGCATCCATGACAATCAGATTACCCTCTTCCGAATGGGTATTGACATTAAGTGCTATGCAACTCCACTCAATCACGCGATTGTGAATAATCGTATTCGAGGGCAGGTTGATACTTCCATCGAAGGTTCTTACCACGGAAGAGGTATTCGATGGGCTACAGTGTTTGAGGGTGGACCTCCTGCTACCAACATAGGGTTGGTGATTTCGAATAACACAATTTTGGACGTTGTTGCAGACGCCGGTGGAGTCGACACTTCAGGTGATCCAGGCGGGGGAATCATAGTTGATGTGGGAAGTTCTAACCATCTGTATGGAATGGTTATCGAAGGGAACACAGTCCAAATAAACACAGGTGTCTCTGACTCGTTCTATTTTACTGCTTGGCTGGTTGGCATTTACTGCTCGGGTTCTTTCCCCGAAGGTCGAATCGCCAACAATACTCTGATTCAGAACGATACTTTGATCTCTAACGTTGGTACTAGTGGAGCCAATGGAACTTGTGGTATTTCCCTAGTGACTACTGCAGTTCAGAATTCTTCGATCGATACCCAAATCTTTGGTAATAAGATTTCCTGGATTGCGTCTGGTAATGTACCCAATGGTTCTTCACCAACTTGGGACTCTCAAGCTGGTATCCATGTTCTTGGAAACCATAATGGGATCAATATTCAACAAAATGATATCCATGTCCAAGCCCTTGTGCAGAGTGGATCCTATGGGTACATCCACGGTATCCAACTAGGAAATCTAGCATCTACTGGTAATGGTCCAGCAAATGCTGTAGTTAGAGGAAACATTGTATCAGCAGGTAATGTGAATCCTGGCACCCCTGGTGGGGGTACTATCGGTTGTGCAATTTGGGCAGTAGGTAACACTAATGCCAAGATTGATAACAATCAAATCTTTGGAACGTACTACTACCATAACACTCTTTCGAGTCCCTCTTACTGGGGTTTGATAACTGCTGCTGCAGATGGGGCTTCTATCTACAGTGAGCTTAGTGTTTCCAACAATCGTCTCGAAGGATTTGGAAGCTCTTCTCCAATCTCCTCAACTCACCTAGGATCTGGTATCAAAGTTGGTAACCTAATTCTGGGAAGTAGCGTTAATTATGTTGCGGTTAACAACAACTGGATTTACATTCAGCTAGACTCAACCAACTCTGGAATCGAGAGTGGTGGGATCGTTCTAGATGCCTGTGGGAGTAGTGGTTCAACAGCTGAAGGTACTAATCTGCAGTGCAATGGCAACTTCGTTAACAGAGCTGATCTGGCTGGATCTCCAGTTAGTAGAGGTATTCGGGCTCGAGGTTGGTATGATAGCGACTTTGCTCACAATAAGGTTGTACCTCAACCAACGTTCAGTTATGATATTGAAGACGTACATGCAACTGGAGCTACAGCATCTAATAGGTGGAGTGGTAACACGTTTGGTAATGCAACCACGGTTGGTACCTCTTCTCTTGGAGCATCCTATCTAGTAGATCCAGGGTCGGGGACTAACTGGTCTGGATCTGCATTCGTTTAGCATATTAGATAACTGAACCAAAGCAAACCAAGGTAGCTTCTGGTTAAAGAAGGGTAAAATGAAGAATTTCGAGAATTCTACACCGGAAGAGAAGAAAAAACTAGCGAGTCTCCGAGACAACGTTAGAGCCGCTGTTAGAGTGAATGTTGAAGCTCAACTCAATCTCGGAGTGTTTATGATAGAACTTCGAAAGAAGTATAGTCTAACCGAGTTGGAGTACATCATCGATTCTTCTGAAGTGGAAGACGTAGCTAAAGCTAAGAAGTTTCTTGACGAACAGCAAGATCGTGCAACGAAACTGAAAGTTCCAATTCGACAAAGTGCTCCCGCAGCTCCAAATCTAAAAACAACGACGAAACCAAAGCCATCTCCAGTTACGCCATCTCCAACTGAAGTCAAGAAGTAATGTCTTGGGGTCTTTGGTATGGGAGTGGACCCTGGGGAGCCTGTACCAAAGGAGGTCCCGATCTACTTCCTCCCACCATAAGTCTAGAAAGTCCAGCCCCAGGTTCCTCCTACGTTCCGTTTGATGTACCAATTAGCCTTCGTCTAAACGATGATCTTAGTGGCGTTGATCTTGGCTCTGTTCGAATAACTGTTCAGCAAGGGAGTATGCCTGTTCAGGTGATGTTCCAGAATGGGTTAATTTCTCCAGCTTTTAGAGGACCAGGATGCTTGGTACAAGGGAATTTGACCAACGGTTTTGATTTCATTTTGGTTCCGGTTAGTCCATGGATCTCTGGTGCTACTGTAACTGTAACTGTAACAGCATCCGACGCCCAATGTAACTCAGCTACTTTCTCCTGGTCCTTCCAAATGACCTCCTGTTACGGGTGTGTAACGTGAAAGGATCGAAATGAGTTTCGATTCTGGATGGGGTTTTGGTCCTTGGTGTTCTTACCCATGGGCTGAAGAATCGTTCTCACCTCCAATAGTTCCACCTACACCTCCGAGCGGTGTAAGTTGTATGGTACCTGGTTGGGGTCTTAGCCCATGGGGGGTTGGTCCATGGGCTGGGGAAGCTTTTACTCATGGAGGAACTCTTCCAAACCTACCACCATTCGATATTTATTGCATTGGGCCATGTGCTCCGATGGCAAATATCTTGGGATTCGCAAGTGTTGGATCCTTCGGTGGATCTAATCTTACGATAGACCCAATCACAGAGGATCTGATTATTGTTTCAGGAGGTGGTCCTGATTCCCCTGGATGGGGTATGGGTCCCTATGGTATGTACCCTTGGGCTGGTGGAACTTACCCTTTTGCCAATGATTCAGGTATTACAATTAGCTCGACAGTCCCTTCAATGTGGACTCTGGACTTCACGGTAGACTTTCTTTCTCTACCTGTTGATTTTAGTACCATAGCTACTAATCATGTCTTTATCGGTCAACAAGCTCCAAGTGGAGGAAGTGTTGCTGGACTCCTGTTCTCACAGGCAGGGATTATGTATACACCTTGTGCTCATATTAGCGCAGGGAGTCTCATTGTAGAAAGCGGCTCTCAGCAATTTCTTCCGAGTAGCAATTTCCTCGTTTCAGAAGGTGAGTATTGGACAATTCAAATTGCAGTCTCACCTGTTTCGAATAATTGCTACATTTACGTTACGAAAACTGTGGATCTGGAAACTTTAGGGCCACAACTTCGTTACATAGTGGCTCGAACTTCGGCTGGTTCTTGTGCAACTCCTCCTGGAAGTGAGACACTTATAGCAGTTCGTGGTACTACTGGATCTTTCTCTGCGATCTCTTTGAACTCTATCTGTTTGGGAACAGGATTGATTGTTCCCAATACATGTCAACCGCTAGAAACTATCACTACTCAAGTCCTAGGAAGTTGGGGATCTGAGATGTGGGGTGGTGACGTCTGGGGTGGAGCCGGAACTTATACGTTTGCAGTAGATGGTGGGGGATTCCCAACCATTGAAGAGATCATACCCAATGTAGGTACAACGTTAGGTGGCACTTCGTTTGTCATAACGGGAGAGAACCTAGCAACGTTTTTCTTTAACGACAACTTCAATGAGGGGTTACTAAACACTGTCCTATGGTCTCCTCTAGGTCCTCTTCCACCAGTAGTAGGTCCCCTAGGTCCTTTAGGAACTCTCCAGGTTCAAACGACTTCAACTCCTGGTTCTTATGGAGGAGTTCAAGCTGTAGCTCTTGAACCTCAAGGAGATTTTCATGTTCAGGTTGATTTTACTGTCCTTAACCAATTCCTCCTAACTCAACCTCCTAGTGAAGTCACTCTGGCAGCTATTGATGCTGCAACAGATGCAGGAAACTATGCGAGGATTAGTTTTATCGTTAAGGGTCCAAGTGCTACAAACGGTATAATTCGATGTGAGGTTTGGAAGTTTGGAACCCAAGTCCATCTGTTCGAAACACCGTTTTCGAACAATTTCGGTACTCTGGGACTCATGCGTTACTTTGACCCTATTGTAGGAAGTAACCATGCTGCATTTTGGTTGAATGGTGCCAAGATCTTTGACGTATATGATATGACGTCATGTCAAGTAACGTTGCGTCTTATGACTTGGAATGAACACGCTCCATACAACATTCAAACTCAGTTCGACAACTTTATCTCCCACTCCGTAGTAGTTTTTGTAGGAAACGCTGGTTGCGACGTAGCTACTAACGTGATTGAAGTAACCAATAATCGAATTAGAGGTACTTCTCCAGCTACTGTTGGACAATGGGCTGGACCTACTGATATTAGAGTTACCTCAGGAGTAGGTACGTGCTGTACAGCCGATTGCATAGGTTGTTGGACTTATGAATTCCCAGCAGCGTTTGTTGTGGGTAGATCTCAACCATTCCGACCTACTAATCGAGAGGCTAGCTTTACCAATGACCCTCAACTCCGTAATCCTGGTCTGAACATAGGGCTTGGATTAAGGAGGCAATAGAATGGTCCAACCCATAAACCCACTAATTAATCGTTTTCGCGATTTATCGGTTCTTATCCCTCAAGGGACATTCTTTGATCGAGATGGGATTCTTATTCCCTATCGAAGCAATCCCTATGAGCTACAGTTTACGACTGAGGTACCTAATCGACAGTTCGGAATCTTTCTAAACACCATCTTCCAGGGAGTCGTGCAGAGCGATCCCATGGGAAATTTGGCAGTTTCGGTTCAACTCCAATTAGGCGAAAACGTTGTTGAGATCGTTGATGGAGAGACACAAGAACGAACAAAGAACTTCCTTACAACCCGTAATTGGGCTACTTGGCATGCTGCTTATGCTCAAGAGTTGGAGGGTATTGACAATAACATTGATACAGTCCAGCTAGATGCTAATCTACCACAGTGTCTTGAAGCAGATTTGGAAGCAGCTTGGGGTCCAATCAAGACAGACCAAGCGAACAATGTCAACTACGATCTAGAAGCTTACAGAAATCTCCTCGCTGAGATTTATCAAGCTCGAAGACTGTTTGGTGCCAAGGTTAAAGGACATGATGTAGGTCTTGGAGCCTTCTGTACTGTTCCACCATTGGAGTACTATCGAAACTTCGATGGTAAGCGATGGATTTTAGCTCAGACTTTCATTGATAATAGCTTCTTCCAAACTCGTTCTCATTCACAATCTCCAACTCCAAACATCTCTGGCATTTCTATTGAGTCGGTCAGCCAAATGGTTGGAGCTGGTGCTGCTTCTCTGTCATATGATCCTACAACAAGAGCCATCACTTACACTGATCCTCTTTGGGGTTCCTTCTCAGTTACTGTATATTTCCTGAGATCAGGTACTTATGATCTTTTGGGTCCAGAGCAACCTGCAGCGGTAGTTGGTCTCAACGGTCCATTTACGTTTTTTGCACTCTTCAATACTCTCCAACTCAATATCGATCACAATGGTCTGATCAGTATCAACCTACCAATTGGTACCTATTCTGCAGCTACTATTGCAGGATTCATCAATTCAGCATTAGTTGCGGACCCTCGATATGGAGTCTCCTATGGTTCTGTCGCAAGTGTATTTGCTGGAGGAACTAGAATTAGGTTAACCTCAATTCAGCAAGGACCTACTGGTTCGATCATTCTTTATGCTGGAACTGTTACCACTCTTCTCTTTGGACCTGTTGTCCAACCGGTGGAGAATACGGGTTATCAAGACACCCTTTTAGTGTTGAATGTGGTAGTTGCGTCACTTCCTCTAGTGACAACCACCTCAAGTTTTACGATGTTACGAGCTCCACTTCCTGATAATTGGTTCATCTTCGGAGGTACTTCGAGTCTTCAGTATAGGGTGCCCAAAGCGTTCTCAAACTCTTTATCGAATCTCCAAGTAGTTAGCTCTGGAACTGATATCACAATCTATCGAGAGGCTCTACCTCAAGCTGATACTTACAAAGGGTTTGAGTTCGTTTGGGGTGCTTGGTTGTGGACTCTCAATAGTGGAGTTTCTATATTCTTGGGTTGGAGTTTTGATGGAGGTGTCACATGGAACGAGAGTTCCAGTATGTCTCTACCTGTCTCTAATGACCCATACCTTCGTGGAACTTTTCTCAGTACTCAATTCATCTATGATCCTAACGCAACTAGTCTCAAGGTTAGGATTCGAGCTACAACTAGTGGTTCCGCTTTCACTCTGAATGTTGATGAAACTCAACTGGTTCAACCAGAAGTGACAGCAGCTTTTTTAGGTCAAAACACGATTAGTCGTTCTCGTCATCGCGACTTTTTTGGGTATCTAATTTGGGCGTGGTGTGTTGATCGACTAACTCCAGCAGAGGTAACCTCGACCGGACTAGGAACTCCTCCAGATACTCCAGTTGGCCAGCTGGAGTATATTAGTGCAGCTCATACTCAATTGGATCGATTTGATGTAACGGAGTTTGATCTCATAACGGGAGAACCACTCAACCTCAAAGGGGTGTTACAAGAGGCGGATTGGGCAAGTTGCACTCTAACCAATCTACAAATCATTCCTCACACTCCATCTAGATTTACCAACGTTACACCTACTATTGCTGGGTTGGTAACGGATACTCTCACAAGTTTTCCAACTATTGCTCCTTACAATGCCACGCTCAGTACAGTATCAGATCAAAACCAAGCAAACGCTATTCTGTTCGAGAACGGTATTCCTGTAACACAGAACAATTGGTCGTTCGTCAATTCTGATACTATCAATGTAGTGTCAGGAGCTTTCGTATCTGGAGTAACTTACACCATCCAGTACATGGCTCTCTACCAAGCAGAGTCCGCTCCGATTGACCTAGGTTCAACTTGGACTAATTACGTTTGGTTTGCTGATTACTATCTCTATTCGAGGTTTACAGCTGATCAAGTTGAAACGTCTCAACTAATACCACTGTTCATCGACTTCAATTCATATACGGCTACTTTGGATCGACCAGCTAATCCTGACCTAGATCTTTCTACCATTACACGAAACAATGGTATTGAGGTCTATGAGTTACCTAGGGGTTCGTGGAATTTCCTAAGCCCTCTAGTGATCAGTATTGATAGCCAATATGTTGTACCTGGAGCTCTGTACACCCTAGATTACTTCGAAGTGGGTATGAATAAGGCTTCGGTAATAACACCAACGTTAGAGATTCGTTCAGCTCTAACTGAGGCTGGTTTGACTGGAGCGAGTTACAAGACAGTTAGTCGAAATCAGGCTATCAAGACTGATCAAGGTTATCGTTATCATCAAATGCGTGTGACTCTCACAGGGTGTGAGGATCTTCGTGATTTTCGATTGTATAGTTTCGAGCTGAAGGGTTTAAATCTCTTTGGTGTAGGCGGAACAATACCAGGCTTGAGACCATGAGTCATTCAGAGCGGATGCGAACTAATAACCCGATGTCTTGCCCCAAGGTGAAGGCCAATTGGGTTATTGTCAGAGCTAAGAGACAAGCTCAGGGATTCGATTGTGTTTGTAATTGATTGTTGCTGCGAGAGAGTATTCACTCGGGTGGTACTTATACGATTTTGCTTTTGCAGATGTTAAAGTACTCCTTGAGGTCCAAGGGTGTTATTGGCATGGGTGTTCAAAACACTTTCCAAACCCAACAAAGGCTCAGATGAATCAACAAAGGTTGGATAAGTCGAAACAAACTTACGCAGAAAATCGAGGATGGTCTGTGGTTTATGTATGGGAGCACGACCTGAATCTTCTGTTGGAAGAGAAGGGGGTGTAAGGTGGATCGCAGTTTATTTCCAAATGGTACCCTCGTTGATTCTCCGGAGTTGGAAAATACGGAGGATACCAAGATTTTTCACATCCTAAGAGACCGACTCGATAATTGGGAACTTGGTATCGAGTCAGGTTTGGAGTTGACAGTCAATGTCGTCAACCAGGGGAATGTGGATTTAGCTCCTGGTTATGCTTACGCTCCTAATGGAGAGTATGTTGAAATTGACACTAACCAACTGAATAATCCACTATCAGATAGTACGCTCGGAGCTATCAATTACGTCTACGCGTTTTACACAGAAACTCTTCAATCTCCTGAGCCTCACGAAACAAACGGCACCGCTCCATTCACTGAATCTGTCCGGTCTTTCGTTATCCAGACTCTTACTGCAGCTGAATTTGCTCTGCTTCCTTTGACGGATCCAACTTATGCTCAGTTGGCTCAAGATCGAGGAATGCTTGTTGGTATTGTTACTGGTACGGGTGGAAACCTAACTCAGAGCAATATTCAGCAACCAGTACCGTGGAGAACTCTTCAGTTTGCTACGGTAGCCAGTCCTGGTCTTCCAGGAGTGGAGATCATCGCAGTTTCGGATTTGACAGCTGATGGGTCTAATGGCCAACTCCTGTTTTTGACAGGACCTAATCGTCTTCAATGGCAAGCTCCAGGGAGTGTAGGGCCAGGAGCAGCAGTTCCAATTCCGAATAGTGGAACTTATGTTCTAACAGCTCTTAGCGGAGAGACTATAACTGTTTCGGTTCTTGTTGCAGCTCTACCTACTACAAGTACTACGGTAACGGTGGTAATCTCTGGTGTGTACCAGCAGCAGGTACCACGTATGTCGAGTACTGATCGACATCATCGAAGTTTGGTTGGTACTGGCATACCCACTCCACAGAATCCCCATGGTTTGTCAATCAACGATATCACACCAGGATTCGTTGACGAAATCACAAATCACCAACTTTTGATGCATACTGCTGGTATTTGGAGAGGTTCCAATACTGCAGTTCTAGCCGCTTCGATTGTAGAAGTCCCTGGGCCTGATTTTCTCAATGTTATAGCTCCTTCTGGAGTAGACGTATATTTCAGTGAAGGTGTAACATTGACCTCAATCGTCAATTCGACGGTTTTGTTCAATGATGCTCTTCCTGGACCTACAAGAGAGTTGTATGAGATCTGGATTGATGATGCCGGAGATGTTCTGAGGAATAAGCGATCCTTGTTCCCTAGTCCATCTGTAGTGACTGGAGCCGAAAACCAGATCGTCTACATGTCTCCAAATATTCCAGCAGGAACCTACCCTCTTAGTTGGGAGTCTTTCGGTTCAGGTGCTGGAGGGGTTCTTCAATGGGGAGGTGGAGAACCTGTCTATGTAGCAAATACAGTGGCTTCTGGTTTGTTCAATTTGAGGGATGGTGATACGAACGTTCAGTTTTATATCAGCAATATTCTGCAACTACCAATTGCTGCGGGAGTTTACACTGATCAGATTACAGTGAATGCTCCCATTGATAGACAGACCTTCTTGGTTATTTGTCAAGTGGGATGGACTGGCAGTCTGACTGAAAAATTGGGCTACACTCCAAATCGAGGGTTTATCGCTCCCAAGCTCTTCGATGAACGTCTATTCGGTACCCTCAATGAGTTTGACCTTCGTGATGACTTTCTGGAGAACGATCTTTGGCTTCCAATCTTTGAGAAGACTCCTGATGGTGTAGCCATTGGAGTAATAGATCCAGCTAACTTTACGGGAAGTCTTACCGTTAGTTCTGGAGCTGGACTTTCAGTTGTTGTAGCTGGAACTTCTCCAGTTTATGTTGCAGGACGTAGGTTTGTAGTTGGCGCTCTAGGAGGAACTTTTACTGTACCTCCTAATAGTGCGACTGTAGTGTATGTGAATACGACGGGTAATATCGTTACTACTCCGTTCTTGCTCGCAGCCTTTCTAACTCAAGGGAACAATACTGATACACTACCTCAAGATCTATTTGTAACTAGAGGAGCGGCCCTAGCCCTCGTTTTGACTGGAGCTTCGAGTGTAACCTCTGTTACAGATCTTAGGAGAAATGTAGCGGAAGGTAATGTTCGGATCCAACCTTGGTCTGTGGGATTTGCAGAAGTCAACCCTACTCCTATCTCTCTCCCACAGACCGGTCAAACTCAGGCTGCAGAGTTTTACTCCTTGGCTGGTGCTCTCTTCTACGCTTCTTTCGCTGGTGTTACATCTCTTCAGATGCTTCAGGTTTATCTGACGGTTCCTATTGTCATAGTTGGAGACATGACTTTGGAGGGTGGTGATCTTAACACCTCTGTAGCACTTGCAACTCCATACCCATCAGCCCTAATTTCTACAACTTCTGGTCTCTTCCCTCAATCCACTAAAGTGCGTTTAGTTGGTATGAGGATTAACTCAAGTCTGTTGGAAGCCTCTGGAGGGGGTGGAGTTGCAATTATTGAAGCGGCTCCCAATGTGTCGATTGACGTAATCGATTGTCAATATGTAGTTGGAGCCTCCAATCTTGCTATTGGGGCATTGGTTAAAGCAACAGGTTTTTCTCAAGATATCAATGTTCGAGGTTTGGGCTGTCTCTTTGGCGGACCAGCTGGAGCTATTGTTGACTGTGTTAGCGGTTCTGTAGCTGGTGTCAAAGTTACAGATGTGGACTTTACAGGAACCACTACGTACTCAGCCTCTCGTGGTATTGTCAATGTGGCTAGCGGTGTAACAGTTACTGGGGTTCAGATAACAAACGTCACTGACCTACCTTCTGGTTCCACCGGACAACTTCTGGTGTCAGGTACAGGTACACTTGTTAGTGCATCTTTCACTAATGTCATTGGTCTCTTTATGGGATCGTTCTTGGGTGTAGCAGAGGATGTATCCTTCTCTCGATGCATATTTTTTGATGGTTCCGGAACCAATACTTGGTCCTCAAGTTCCAACCATGATTTTCGAATGGTTGACACTTTCATAGGGAATGTCAACCTCCAACTGACGGGATCTAGGATTTGGATCACAGCATGTAATATGCTAGGGAATCTGATTTTTACTGGTACTTGTTGGAACGTATTTGTGCACGGTCTCCTAGCAGGGGGAGTTACGCAAACCAGTAATTCAGATATTCTATCTGATGCTTCGTTCCAAGATTGTCAATTGAGTGCTGACTTTGTATTGCAAGGGTTGACGAATTCTTGGGTAAGTCTTAATGGGTGTCTCTTCAGAAACTATCAAGGTGGAGGAACCAATCTAACCATTGACGATTGTGCCTTAGCAAGCTTTACCGCAGATACTGATCACCCTTTGGTGAATGTGATACTTAACAACAACGACATCATGAACTCGATTCATCTGTCGTGGGACAGCTCGCAGTCAAATAATGAACGTTCTGGTATTTGGATCACTAATAACACCATAGATCTTTCGTCTGGACAAATTCAGTGCTGGGATGTGCATGCGACTGGAACATCACTCACCCAGCTTTGGATCAATTTGCACATTGAAAGTAACGATATTAACGCTGGTAATACTGCTGAGCTTCTTTACGTAGATAATTGCACCAATGTCTTCGTTTGTGGGAATACGTTCCAAGAGATTAGTCTTACTGGTTCGATGGTACCAGCTTTACAATTTGGACCTTCTGCTGGTACTGTAAATGGAGGATTCTCTTTTGGAGAAATCCATGTAGACGACAATCGCTTTAGCATAACCAATGTGGACCCTTCGCCTGCGGGCTTCGGTAACTTCTTCCAGGTTTTAACGTCTTGGAACCTCCAAGACGTTGGAGGTGGTAACTGGTTGGGGATGGGAAGCTTCAGTAGGAATACAGTAACCAATATTCAGAACAGTACCACTAACCGAATGGTTTGCTGTTTGGTAGTAGGGTGCGGATTAGCCTTTGATGCTAGCAACAATACTCTAAGCTCTATTGGAACTCCTGGTAATCTAACTTGGGATCTGGTTTCAGGGGTGGGTGATCAAGGGAATAGTTCAGGATGGCCTGAGTCGGGTCTTAACACGACTCCAACTACTTCTATAAGTGCTTTCTGTATGGCTTTGATAGTGAATGTTGGTAATCCTCCAGCAGCTCCAACTCCTTTGACATCGAATTTTCCCGCAGTGAATCAAGTTGTTTGGACAGTCAATCATAATAAAGCCATTTTGACAAGTGCTTCACAGTGGATTTTGATGATGGGGTCATACTCTTCTGTAGCATCTGATCCATCCCTATCTCGATCTCACTTCATCGGTAATATGGGTAAAGCGTTTATGGAATATTCACTAACCGGTTCGACCGTTCTGGACTGGTTACGTGTCGCCAATAGTTGAGAGGAAATGATGGACATCAAAGCTGAAGAGATTCCTCCGGGAATCGGTTGGAATGAGCTCAGTGAAGAGCAAAAGCAAGTCATCGATGCCGCGATGATTCGTTTTCTTCCTATATTCCACGAACGAAACACAATTCAACACTGGTTCGTAGCGCGTCGATTAGTTGCATTCTATCAGGGTCATCCAGGTACTCGAACTCCTTGGAGGTTGGCTTACCAATTGGATAAGACTAAGATGTATCGAGTTGTCTGTGATGTTGATCCTCAGAATCAGCAAGTGTCGTGGCATGTTGCACGTTTGCAATTCCGACCAATTACAACTCCAGAGCTCACAAAGTATCAGATCCCTAGTGTGGTAACAAAAGAGGAAAACACTAAGGCTATACGGTCTACGCAAAGTAGACCAGGGTCTGCTCGGGGCAACTGACCTCTAGTAATATAGATAGCTACGTCAACCAACCAAAGGTTTAGTCAGGTGGTAGGTTAGAAATGATCTACCACCACTTTCACGTTTGTGTGAAACGATCTCGGTAACATATAGTAAGGGTGGAACACAATTCTTTTGGTAGCCACCAACTTTATTGTTTAGAGTACTTGATTTCGCTCCTCCCATCATTATGATGTAAATATGGAGGAGAAGATGATCTCAACTCAGGGGTATATGAAGATGGCGGATGAGTCAAGTGGAAACAGTTGTGTTAGTTGCGGAGGTGATAAATTCATCCGAAACGCAGGAAACAAGGCAACGTGTCCTTTCTGCAGAGGAACTGGAGTTCGGGGTCAGGAAGTAGGACTCGGTTTGAAGGACGTGACAAAGACAAAAACTCGAGGACTTAACTCAGTGTTGAAAGCTCCTAGACCAGAACACGCAGTCTCTGGTCTAGGAGCCAAACTCGAGCTGATGATTCTGGCCTCCAATAAGTCAGCAGAGGCAAAGAAGAAACTGCTAACCTCTGTCCTTGATTTCGAAGAATCCAAAGGACGAGTGACTGAGACCTTCATGAAGAAAACAGTAAAACTTATCAAGTGAAACAACCTTTTGGATACGTCTACCTCATCATAAATCGGTTGAACGGAAGGTGTTACGTGGGACAGACTACTCAGTTACGTGAAAGACTCAAAGCTCACGTTGAAGAAGTCCTCGGAGGTACTACTCCCCATCCGTTGTATGATGACATGCGCCAGTTAGGGTTGAGGTGGTTCAGTTTTTCAATTCTTGATGCTGTTTTTTCGAAGTCCGAGCTAAGTTTGGCTGAAGTCAGGTGGGGAAGAATACTTCGAGCTTCGATTGATCACGGAGGATATAGTCGAAGAGTAGGTGGAAGAACGGGGTTTCATTCCGTGGAAACCAAACTCAAAATCAGTCTAGCCCAGAAAGGAATACCAAAACCAATAGGTTTTGGTGAGCGTATTCGTCAAGAGCTAGTTGGTATCCCTCACTCTAAAGAACGGGCGCAAAAAACTGCAGTCGCTAGGGTCGGGGTGAAAAAACCAAACACGAGCTTGGCTCTAAAGGGTAGAAAGACAGGACCTACAACTCAGAGTACTAAGGAGAAACTTTCGAAAGCTCTCACTGGTGCTCCTAGGCATTGTGGTAGATGTGGAGAGCCAGGGCATAATGTAAGAGGGTGTTCTCGTTAGGCGAGACGGTAGTATGAAGAGTCGCTGGTTTGAAACTGCTTCCAGAGGTGGAGCAGTCTCAAGCTCTCAACTCAACAAAGGTGAAGGCCATGAATAGCAC